GCGGCCCCGGCCGTCTCGGAAACCGCTTCCCCGGCTCCCATGGCGGAATTTGCAAGGATTATGCGGGTCGTGACCGGAAAGCAAGCGGCCGGCACGCTGGCAACCGAAACGGTCGCCGGGATCGCGCAAGCGCTCGGGATTACCGGGGTCAAGGACTTGGCCGCGCGTCCCGACCTGATCCCGGCTTTTGAAGCGCTGTTGCCGTGAGCCGGGACGGGTTCATGCCGCCGCCGCCGCCGTCATTGGCGGACTTGCTCGCCGAGCTTGAAGCGCGGGAAGCGACGTTGCGCAGTTGCCAGCAAGCCCGCGCCGAAGCCAGCCGCGCCGAGACGAACGCGGTCAATAGCCTGAACGCTTCGCAACGCGCCGTCGATGCCATGCTTGCCGGTATGCGATCGAAAGCCCCGTCGGGTTCCGACTGGAACAGCCCGCGCGGGGAGCCGTGCGCGTGACGGCACGCATGGCCCGCAACACGCCGCCCCCGCCGGCCGGTCGTAACCAGCCGCGCGGGGACAACGATCAGCTTCGCGGCCTGATCGAACGGGTTGAACGGCTAGAGGAAGAAAAGAAAGGGATCGCGGACGATATCAAGGACGTTTGGGCCGAAGCGAAGGCCATGGGATACGACGCCAAGATCGGCCGCCAGATTGTCCGCCTGCGGAAAATGAAGCCCGACGATCGCCGCGAAATGGAAGCGCTCTTGGAAACCTACAAAGCCGCCTTGGGGATCGAATAATGACCGAAGCCGCCCACGCCTTTTTGCCGCCTTCCGGGGCCGACCGTTGGGGGCCGGGCCGTTGCGCCGCGTCCCCGACCATGGAAGCCCACTATCCCGAAGACACGGAAAGCCCCGAAGCGCGCCAAGGCACGGCGGCCCATTTTTATGTTACCGAAGCCCTATCGGGTCGCACCGTGGGCAACGGGGACGTTGCGCCAAACGGCCATCCCGTCGACGCCGAAATGATCGACTGCGGATTTGACTTTTTGGCCGACGTTCAGGACGTCGTCGGGAGCAATCCCGGCGGCGTCCTGAAAATCGAAAGCCGCGTCGTAATGACGACAACGGTTCACGCGCTCAATTGGGGCACGCCGGACGCCTATTACTTGCACGCGGACAAGCGGGTTCTTTACCTTTGGGATTACAAATACGGGCACCGCTACGTCGACGCTTTCCGCAATTGGCAATGTATTGACTACGCGATCGGCGTATTCGAAACGCACGGCATCCCCCGTGACCAATGGCATTTGTGGCGGATCGTGATCACGGTTGCGCAGCCGAGAAATTACCATCCCGACGGCCCCATGCGGGAATGGGCCTTGACCGGCGCGCAGCTTGAAGAACACGCGGTCCAGCTTCGCGCCGCCGCCGTGGCCGCGACGACGCCGGGCGCGCCCATGACGACGGGCGACCATTGCCGAGACTGCAAGGCCCGGCACGCCTGCCCGGCGCTGCAAAAGGTCGCAATGGGCCTTGTCGACTTGTCGCTTGCGGGCCAGCCGGTCGACCTTCCCCCGGCCGCGCTCGGGCTGGAATTGCGGATCATTCGAATGGCAATGAAGCGTCTCGGCGCGCGGGCCGAAGGTCTAGAGGAACAAGCGAAGGCGCTGGCGTCGCGCGGGACTAGCGTTCCGTGGTGGCGTTCCGAATACAGCAACGGCCGGACGCGCTGGAACATGCCCGTCCCCGAAGTTATTGCGCTCGGGCAGGCATACGATCTTGATTTCGCCAAGCCGACGGCCATTACGCCAATTCAGGCGATCAAGCTCGGCTTTGACCGCGACCTGATCAAGCTGTTCAGCGAAACGCCAAGGGGTGCAATGGCCCTTGTCCCGTTTGACGAAACCGACATTGCCAAGAGGTTCGGATAATGCCCACGCCCGCCATACGCGCGATCCTGCAATGCGCCGCCGATAACCGCGAGCCGACCCCGGCCGAAATGCTGGACGCGCTCGCGGAAGGGGTGACGATCGTTGTCGGGCTCGCCGCCGACTGGACCCGCGCCGCCGACGCGCTGGAACGGATCGCCGAAGCCGTCCAGACGAACAAATACGGCGACGCCGAATTCCATATTTCACAAGGGAGCATCTAAATGTCCAAGACACGCGAAGCATTCACGACGCCAATCGGGCGACTTGTTCAAGGGGACGCTTTCGTTCCGCAGACGAAAGATCAGTCCGGCGCGCCGCGCGTCTTCAAGTCCGGCGAGAAAGTCGGCCAGCCGAACCCGCAATATTTCGTCGCGGTCGCTTTCCCCAAGGTCGACCCGCGCAATCCGGCGGTTGCCAACGCCGAATTTGGCGCGTTCTATGCGTTGCTTGATCGGGTCGCCCGCGCCGAATGGCCGGCGCTGTTCCCGAATCCGGCCGGGCCGTGCATCAACCCGATCTTTACCATGAAGGTCAAGGACGGCGATGGCGTCGACCGCAACGGCAAGCCGAACAGCGCGAAGGAAGGCTTCGCCGGCCATTGGATCGTGAGCTTCGCCAGCGCCTACGCGCCGAAGGTCGTCCGGCCCAAGGTGCTGAACCCGGTCAACCCCGACGATTGGGAAGTTATCCCCGATCAGACGCACCCGCACCCGAAGCGCGGCCACTATGTCCGCATTGCCGGATCGGCCACGGGCAACGACAGCCCGAACACGCCGGGGATTTACGTCAATCTGGACATGATCGAATGGGCCGGAACCGGCGTCGAAATCGTGTCCGGTCCCGACGCGGCGAGCGCCTTCGGTGGCGGGACGGCCGCGCTCCCGGCTGGCGCGGGCGCGTTGCCCGTCTATGGCGCGAGCCCGACGCAAGCGGCCTTCGCCGCTCCCGGTGGCGTCCCGGCGCTTCCCGGTGGCGGCCCGGCGCTTCCGGCCGCCGCCGCTCCCCCGCCGCCGCCGGTCGTCCCGGCTGGCCCGACCATGACCGCCAAGGCCGGCACGACGACATACGCCGATTTCGTGGCGCAAGGCTGGACCGATGCCTTGTTGATCGAACACGGCTACATGACCCCGGCGGCCCCTGCGGCTCCCGTGGTCCCGGCTGCGCCCGCGACCCCCGCCGCTCCCTATACCGGCTATATGGGGGTTCCCGGTGCGCAGCCGGGAGCGCCGGCCGTCCCTTTGGCCGGACCTGCGCCGGTTGCGGGCTCCCCCTCGCTCCCAAGTTTGCCCGGTGTTCCTTCGGCCCCTGTTGCGACGATATCCCCTACTAGCGGCCCGACCATGACCGCCAAGGCGGGCGGACAGACACGCGAGCAATTCATTGCCGGGGGCTGGACCGACGCGCTGTTGATCAGCGAAGGCTACATGACCGCTTGACCTGATCACGACTAGGACGCCGGCCGGTAATATGACGATCCCCCCGCCGCCGGCTGGCGTCCACTTCCCGCACGTAACGGGCGACTTTGAAACGGCTTCCGAAGCCGGCTATTTTTGGGATGAAGGCAAACAGCGCTGGCATGGGCCGCCGGGGGCCGCGCAGAACAAAAAGGGCCTGAATGTTATCGGGGCCGCCGCCTACGCCGAGCATCCTACAACCCGCGTTTTGACTTTCTCGTATCAGCTTCCCGGCTGGCCTGCCCCGGTGCGGTGGCGGCCGGGCCAGCCTCTTTCGCTTGTCCAGCCTCTATTCGACTGGATCGCCGCCGGGGGCCGCTTCGAAGCTCACAACGTCATGTTTGAACGCCTGATATGGTGGCACGTATGCCGCCGTGATCACGGCTGGCCCGAGCTTCCGCCCGCGCAGCTTTCTTGCAGCATGGCAACCGCCCGCGTGAACGCGCTCCCCGGTAAGCTCGCCGATCTTGGCGACGTGCTGAACCTTCACGTCCGCAAGAACAAGGACGGAAAGCGGTTGCTGGACCGCTATAGCGTGCCCCGGAAGCCGACGAAGGCCGATCCCCGGTTCTGGATAAGCCCCGACGATCCCGGCGAGGAACGGGACGCGGAAGGGCTCTATACCTACTGCGACGAAGACGTGTTGACCGAAATCGCCGCGTCCAGCGCCATGCCGCCCATGACGGCCGCCGAGCGCGAATTTTGGCTAGAGGATCAAGCGATAAATTGGCGCGGGCTGGCGATCGACCGCCAAGCCGTCCGCGATTGCATCGCCGTGCTGAACCAATGCCTTGCCCAATACGGCCGCGAAATGCGCGAGCTAACCGGCGGGATCGAAACGACGCAATTGGAACGGCTGAAAGGCTGGCTTGCTGCGCAGCACGTCTATTTGAACAGCCTTGACGCCGAGCATGTCGAAGACGCCTTGAAGCGGATCGTTCCGCACCCGCCCGGCGGGATCAACCCGGCGCGGCGGGTTCTAGAGCTTCGCGCGCTCACGGGCTCGGCGACGGTCAAGAAAGTGTTCGCCATGGAAAACATGGCGAGCGCCGACGATCGGCTTCGGAACCTGATCGTCCACCACGGGGCGCGCACGGGCCGCCCGACGGGCGAAGGGGCGCAACCCCTGAACATGGCGCGCAGCGGCCCCAAGCTGGCGACGTGCAAGCCGTGCGGCAAGCCCTACCGCCATGGGCATACCGCGTGCCCGTGGTGCGGCTCCCCGGCCGATCCCAAGGCGCATAAGACGTGGAAGCCGTCTATGGTCGACCATGTTCTAGAGATCATGGCGTTCCAGTCTCTAGAGCTTGTGGAATGGTATTTCGGCGACGCGCTCTTGTGCATCGCCGGTTGCTCGCGCGGGCTGTTCGTGGCCGGCGAAGACGCGGACCTGATCGCGAGCGACTATAGCGCGATCGAAGCCGTCGTGACCGCCGAGCTTGCCGGCGAGCAATGGCGGCGCGACACGTTCCACGCCAAGAAAGACATTTATCTTTCGTCGGCGTCCAAGATCACGGGAACGACGGTTGAAGAATATTTGGCCTACCTCGCCGCGCACGACGACAATCACCCCGACCGCCAAAAGATCGGCAAGGTTGCCGAGCTTGCGCTAGGCTTCGGCGGCTGGATTACGGCGTGGCGTCAATTCGACGATACGGACACGTTCAGCGACGCCGAAGTGAAAGAGCTTATCAAGGCTTGGCGGGCCGCGTCCCCGGCGATCGTCGAACTATGGGGCGGCCAATGGCGCGGGCCGCCGTGGAACGGCTACGCCGAGCGCTACGGGTTCGAAGGCGCGGCGATTGATGCCGTCCAGAACCCCGATCAGGATTTCCGCCCCATGTTGCGCGATTGGTCCGCCGGTTATGCCGGCGACTGGCGCAACGACACGCCCGACATTACGTTCCGGTTCGATAGCCGGCGCGATTGCCTCTTGATCACGCTGCCGAGCGGTCGCAAGCTCACGTATTGGGAGCCGCGCCTAGAGGCGTCGACCCGTGACTATGCGTCGCCGGGGGAGCTTTCGCTTTCCTATATGACGTGGAACAGCAACCCGAAATATGGCTATCTCGGTTGGGTTCGCATGTCGACCTATGGCGGCCGGCTCACGGAAAACATCGTTCAGGCAACCGCGCATTGCCTCTTGCGCTTCGCGATCCTTGGGCTTCGCGAAGCCGGGTTCCCGACCGTCTTGCACGTCTATGACGAAATCGTCGTTGAAGTGAAGCGGCGCGTCCCGTGTCCGCCCGGCGTGCGGGACGTCACGATCGCGCTTGTCGAAGCGATCATGTCCCGCGTCCCGGCATGGGCGAAGGGTTGGCCCGTCCGCGCCAGCGGGGGCTGGAGAGGAAAAAGGTATCGCAAGGGGTGACATGCGCAAATAATGCTTGACCGCGCGGTCAAGCATTATTTGCGCATGTAACATGCTTCCCCTAGGAGATACGCCATGGCCTGCCAAAACTGCGGAGCGGATATAGTCGGGAAGAAAGCCTTTTGCGCTGCGGCGTGCCGTGAGGCGTTCCACAACCGCATGTCCAAGCGCGGCCGGGTCGCCATGCCGCTTGCGCTGGCATGGCGGGCGAAGCGCGGGAGCGGCCCGGTAGCTAAGGCGGCGTTCCAAGAGCTTTGCGCCTATCTGGACCATTGCAACGCCGAAGACAGGAAGGCCGGTCGCCCCGCCATGGTCGATCACGTCGAACATCGCGGCGACTGGAATGGCGGCGTCGGCTGGCGCGAGCGGGCCGCCTAGGCGATCATCGGGCCGCAGCGCCGCCGGACGGCCCCCGGCAACAGCAACGCCACAAAGCCAGCCTGCGCGCTCACAATGTCGCCGGGCTGGCGCATGGCGACGAACCCGGCTTGGGCCGTGACGACTTCGCCCGATTCCGTGAGCGGGACGAACCCGGCGGTATCGGAAACGTCTAGCTCGGCCATGGGCTAGGTCGCGCTCGCGAAGCCGAGTTGCCCCGCGTTGACGTCGCTTTGCGTCCACGCGGCCGACGTGTCGGGGTTCTGCGGATACTGCGCGCCGTTGCTGGCAAAGGTCACGGCTACCGCGCCAAGATCGGCCGAAACGTGATCGGTCGACGCCGGCCGGCAAATGCTCTGGATATTCTCGGGCGCGGTCCCGTCGTTCTTGCAGCGCAGCCAATTCCACCAGCCGGCGATAAGGTAGCCGTCGGGGACGGTAATGTCCGTCTGCGGATAGGTTTGGTTCAGGCCCGCCGTGAACGCTTGATTGACCGTCGTGTCGTTCGTCACTTGTTCGTTGACGTCCGTGTAAACCCCGGTCCAGCCGGTATCGCTCCCCGCGCCCGTCGGCCGGGTCGTGGCGACGTGCGCGCCGACGGTCGACCAGTCTTCGGTCATAAGCAATTCGGACCAGCAAATCGGCGCGGAATAAATGTTGCTGTTGAAGAACTGGACGCCGGCCGCGTTTGTGAGCCCGGCGGCCGTGAAGCCGATCGGCCCAATGTTCGCCACGTTGTTGAGCGCGAACAGGACGGTATGATTACCGCCCGCGTCGATATCCAGCTTGATATCCATCGCCGCGTAACCGGACCCGTAGCCGGGGAACGGGACCGATACGCCGAGTTGCGTCCATGCCGGCGAGCCGCCCGAGCCCGAGTTATACCAAAGGGCGACCAAGGTGTTCGAACCGGGATCGGTGCCGACTTTCAGCCACGGGTGGCCGGCGGCGTCGACGACGTAAAGAAAATCGTTGTTTCCCCGCATTCCGTCCGAATAGCTGAACGTGCCGTGGAAATAGAACGAATGCCCGGCCGGGACTTCATAGGCCACAAGCAAGGGCGCGCTCGCCGGGTCGTAACAGTCGATCGCGGTGACGCCGTTCATAGCAAGCGCAACGTCCGCGTAAGCGTGGTTCCACCACGAATACGTGACTTCGTTCGCGCCCGGCGTGATTACGCGGACGCTGCAAAGCCGCCCGCCCGTGTATAGAACCTTCGCCATGTCTGCCCCCTATGGAATGGAAAGGTGATAGTCTTTCGCGTAGGCATTTACCAGCGTGCAACCCGCCGGCAATTTATGCCGCAGCGTGGATAGCTGCGCGCGAAGGCTGTTCGGCGTCTTGACGCCCACGGCCATAAGCTCGGCGACCGTCACAAATTCCGCCGATACCAGCCGCGCCAAGAGCTTCGCTTGCAGCTTCGCGAGCGGAAGCGTCCGCCCCGCGTGATAGACCGTCGGCGGCGTTTCGATATAAGCGAAGCGACCCCGAGCCGCGATCATTTCTTGGCCTTGGCGCGGTCCAGCGCGTGCGCGCGCCATGCGGCCACGCCGTCCATGCGATCCGCGCAGTCGTCGCGCTGGCGTCGGTTGTGCGCGGCTTCCGTGGCAAGCTGTTCGTTGGTCGCCGGGTCCGCGTTGGCGCGGTCGCACGGCTGGACAAGCGCCGCGTCGGGGACGTCGGCCGGGGCCGCGTCAAGGCTTGGCGTTGCGTAGTGCCCCGCGCACGCCGTTAGACTTGACGCCAGAACCAAGAGCGTGCAAATCCTACGCATGGCGAGTATCCCTAAAATTGGCGAACGGTTCGGCCGTCTTGTCGTTACCGAAGAAATCGAGCGAAAGCGACGGGGCGGGAAGAATTTTCGTCAATGGCGTTGCCGGTGCGACTGCGGCGCGCTTGGGGCCTACGAAGGATACGTGATCGTTCATCGCCGCCGGTCGTGCGGTTGTTTGAAAAGTGACGTAACCGCCGCGCGCAGCACGACGCACGGAATGTCTAAGACGCCCGAATATCGTATATGGGCCGGAATGCGGCGGCGTTGCGATCACGACGTCCCGAACTACGGCGCGCGGGGCATTCGATACGCCGAACGATGGCTGGATTTCGCGAACTTTTACGCTGATATGGGGCCGCGCCCGTCGCCCGCGCATAGTATCGACCGCGAGGACGTCAACGGCCACTATACGCCGGCAAATTGCCGCTGGGCGACGCCAACGGAACAGGCGGCTAACCGGCGGCCTCACGGCGCGCGAAGGGCCGCACGAACCGTCCCCGGCACGGGCTCTTGAGCCCAAGCACGAACTTGCGGATCACTGGCAACGGCCCTTTCAATAATCGTGCGCGTGTTCGTCTCGCGCGTGACGTTGCCGGCGAGTTTCCCCGCGACGGCGGTTGCGATTGCGTCATTGTCGACGCGCTGGACCTTCACGTCGTCGATCGCTTTGGCAAGCCCGGCGTTCGCGGCGGTGACGGTGGCGACGTGTTCGTTCGCGGTTTTCAAGTCCGCGTGCGTCGCTTTATTGTCCATGTAAAGGAAGCCGATCGCGGCGAGCGCGAGCCCCCCGAGAACGAAGGGCCAAATCCGTTTCAGGATCGCGAGCGCGGCGGTTGCTTCCATTCGCGAAGTATTAACTATTCGGGGGCACGCCGTCAACCGGGGGCAGCACGGGGGCGGCTGGCGTGGTCACGGTGACGCTCGCCGTTGCCGTCGTCGTCGACGGGGGGTCGTTCCCGTTGTCGTTGCTTTCGGCTTCGATCCCGTCCTTGCCGATCTTGACGGCGCGGATCGACACGAAACACGCGAGCGCGATCACGATAATCAAGAGCGATACGGCGACGTAGTTGGTCAAGCTGGCGAAGCGCGCGAGCTTGACGGCCGGGTCGACCTTGGCCCAATCGCGGATCGCCACAAGCGACCAAATGACAATGCCGGTTAGGACCGGGCCGGAACCGGCAAGGCATAGGTAAACCAGCGTTTGCCGCCCGGCGCGAGACAGGGGAGCCGGGCGGATCACGACAAGGCGTCCTGAAAGGTCATGGCGTAGCCGGCTATTTCGGCCGCACAATCCTGCCCGTTGATGATATGGCGCGCGGCCGTGAACGCCGGCAATTCGGCGCGGCCCGCGCTCGGCAAATAGCTGGCGAAGCTGCGGCCCGTGAACCATCCGCTATCCATGCCGCGCCGCATGACACTGGCCGCCACGTCCGGCCGCTTGGCAAGCTCGGGGTTCCCGACAAGATCGACGTCCAGCTTCGCCCCCGCGCGCGCATAGAGCGCCCGGCCGGTAAGCTGGACGTAGCCGCGCCCGTGGAACCGCGCGCCGTCGCCGGGTTGCGCGTTGCCTAGCTGCGCGGCGACGCCGGGGCGGTTGCCGTGCGGGTCATACATGCGGAAGAAATAGCCGTCGCCGCCCATTTCGTCGATCGGCTGCATTGAATGCGCCGTTTCCTTGTATGCGGTCGCGAAGGCATACGCGGTGAATGCGACCGGCTCGCCGTCCATGGCGTCAAGGATCGCGTTGCAGCCGTCGACTTCGCTTTGCGTGAGCGTCGGCCCCAAGAGCTTCCCGGCGCGGATCGCGGCGAAGAACTTCGATCGGTCAATCATTGGAAACTCCCGTGATATTCCCCGGCCCGCCCCATGCGGACAAGAAAGGCCCGAGCGTGCCGCTCGGCAAGCTCCCGCGCCATGTCGTCGCCGGTCGACCGCAAGAGCGCGTCGATACGGTCTAGCGCTTCGTCGTAATGCGACAGGCGGCCTTGCAGTTGGCGCATTTCGCCAGCTTCCGCCCGAGCCGCCGCGACTTCCTCGCGAGCCGCTTGCAGCAAGTCGAACGTGAGCCGGTCGCGGTGCTGATCGACGTTGGCGGCCGTGGTCACGGCAACAGCGGACGCGCCGGCCCGCGCCTTGAAAAAGGCGACAACCGACTGCCCGAACCACGTTACCGCCCCGCCGGCCCCGGCCGTTACAAGCGTTCCGAAATCAATCACGCCCCCGCGTTTCCCTCAATTGCCGATCGCAAACCAATCGAAGCCATATCCGTTGTTACCGCCGGACGCGGCCCCGTAGTTAAACCAAAAATAGTCCTTTGTCCGTAGCGAAACGTGCGCCCACATATCGCTATCCACGTCGCCGGGGGTCGGAAGGAAATTCGTCGAAATGACGGCAAGCGTTTGCGTCGGGAAGGGGACGGGATAATAGACTTGCACGCCGCCTTCGCCGGGGTGGAAATTGCGATCGGTCCCCCATTTGAACGTGTAGGGGCCAATCGTAATGCTGTTGCCGCCGCCGCCGAGCGCTTGCGCAAAGGCGTAGGGGGTCAAATACTTGTGATCGTCCGTCCCGGCGAGAACGTCCGCAGCAAGCGCGCGAGCCCCATAGAATGCGGCTGGCGTAAGGTAGCGGGCCACGTCGACCCCGGCGAGGATTTGCGCCGTGGAAGCGCGCAGCCCGGCTAGAGCGGCCGGGGTCGCATACTTGACGGTATCGGTCCCCGTGATCAGGTCGGAAAGGGTCGCCGGCACGGGCAAGAGCGGCGTCCAGCCGGCCCCGGCCGCGTCGGGGTTCGTGACGTTGTTTTCCGCCGTCGACAGCCACATAAGCCCGAGCGTGACGCCGGACTGAACGCACGCGCCCTTGGGATAGCCGCCGATCGCCGCTTGGAAAGCGCCGTCATAGAACACGGGGCCGCCGGCCGAATACCAGCGATCCCAAGACGACATTTCGTAAAGGATGCCGTTCATGTCCTTGATATCCGGGGGCACGCCGCCGGACGCGATCGGCGTCGCGTTCAGGGGAACGAAGCCGTCGTGCAAGCTCGCCGCGCCGTCCGTGATCCCGATTTGCGAATTGACCGGGATCGCACGAATGAAGCCGCCGCCCGCGCTGGACCCCCAAGCGATCGGGAGCTTAAGAGGAATATCGGTGCTTTGCATTGGTCACGGCCCCCTAGAGTTGAACGATCGTCGCCGAGACGCCCACGGGGCGCGGCAATACGCCCGACTGCGCGACGATAGCATAATCCACGGGCGAAAGCGTCGCCCCGAAAGTGTAAGTCATGGTCATATCTTGGCCGTCCGTGACGTAGCAATTCCCGTAGGGCTCGGCGAAAAGATTGATTAGAATTTGATTGATCGCGGGGATTGAACCGTCGCTGATATTCGCCAGCGCCTTCGCCAAGATCAGCCGGCGATATGCCGTGTCGGACAGCGCGAAATTGTTCGTCAAGCTCCCGCCGCCGTAGAAAATCCCCTGCCCGAAGCCGCGCCCGTCGACGCTTTCGCTGAACCCGAAATAGTCCCCCGGCGCGGGGAGCCGCAGCACGCGCGAGACGCCGACGATCCGGCCCCAAACGTCCAGCCCGTAGCCTTCGGCCGTGTCGACGTTGAAAACCAAGTCATAGAAGGCGTCGAAGTTGGCCGACGGGTCGACGTAATCCGCAAAGTTGCTGATCAGCGTCAAAAGGATCGGGCTGTTCGCGTATTGCGAAAGGACGGTGGCAAACCAGTCGAACCGCGCGCTAGGGACGGTCCCCGCGCTGTCAACCGCTTCGGCTAGGGCAAGCTGGCCTAGGCTTTCCTCGCCGATCATACCAGCGTGACCGCAATGTCCGCCGCGTCGATCGTCGGAACCTGATCAATGTTGACCGTCAAATCGTCGCTTGCCGGGCTGGACGTGAGCCCGATCTTGATCGACACGATTTGCGCCCACGCGCCGAGCAAGGCGACGGGGGCATAGTAGCGGCTCGCGAAAATGGTTCCGCCGATCCGCGCGCGGGGGCCGCCGTCGTTCCCGGCAAACGCGGCGATGATCGCGGCCTTGATTTGCTCGGCGGCGTCGGCTGGCACGGCCGCGCTATCCGCGATCGACACGGCGAAGAAAATCGGCAAGCCGGTCGGGATCGTGAACTTGACGGAATAGGTCGGATACGGGATCGCATAGCCGGAATTGTCGTCGGTTACGACAACGGTTGTCGTCCCGACGTAACCGCAGCCGGGGGCTTTCTTGCGCCAGATTGCCTTGGCAATGTCGGCTTGCGCGCCGCCGACGACGGACACGAACAGCGACCGCGCCGCGATAGCGACGCCCCCAATGGTCACGCTTCCGGCCGTCGGGTTTTCGGTGACATAGGCGTCCAGCACGCCCGGCACGTCAAGAACGGTCGCGCGGATCGCGGGAAGGACGCCGATCGCGTTCAGCGCCACGCTGGCTTCCCGGCGCTGTTCGAAGGCGTCGCGGCTTTCGACCAGCCGGCCCAAGACGCCTTCGCTCGCGTTCGTAATGCTATCCCAACCGGGGATCGCCCGATAGATCACGTTCAGCGCGCCCGGCGGGCACGGGATCGGCCCGGTTGCGATGCACGCGAACGGAATGTCGACCGTGCCGCCCGAACCGATCACGCCGGCCGCCGTGCTGGCGAAAGTGTCGCCGTCGGCGCTACGCGCGAGCGACCCGACGGGGATCGGCGTCAACGGCAAGCCCGAGCATGTCGCCTGAACGACGGTCGGTTCCGCCGGGTCGCGCTCTAGGAAGTAAATGCGCCCGAGCGCGTCTTGCATTCGGCCTTCGGCGTATGCCGGGTCGAATTGCGTCGTGATCTTGCAGAACAGCCCATAGCAGAACCCGACGATCGCGGACCCGCTCACGGCAATCTGGCCTTGCGGGGTCGTCGGGTCGGGGTTCAGGTTGCCCCCGAACGCCGCTTGAAGGTCGGCCATGTAGCCGGCGAAGATCGCGCTTTCAGCCGGGGCGACGAAGCCGTTCGGGCCGAAAGTCGGTTGTGGAACATTCGTCAATTTCGGCCCCCCTAGAGCGTAACGATAAGCGGCCCCGCCGTCGTCTGAACCTGAATTTGCCCGGTTACGCTGCGGTCGGCAACGCTTGTCAGGAAGCATTGCGCGGATATCACGCCCGGCACGGCTAGAGCCGCTTGAATGATCCGCGCTTTCAGCAATTGCGTCGGGAACGGCTCGCCGAGCCCTTCCGTGAAATACGGCACGCCACGGCTCGGCGGCCCATACCAAAGCTCGCCGAGAAAGAGCCGCGCCCCGCTCGCGACGTCTTGAAGCATGGAATACGTGTCGGACGCCATGGCAATGTTCGCCGTCGCGTCAATGCACAAATCCCAAGCGTCCCGGTCTAGCAACAGCGTGTCCATACCGCAGCTTAACGGGAAAGGGTGGCCCGCGCAATGACGCGCGGGCCGCAAGTTTGGGAGAGGATGCCCCGAAAGGCCCGGCCGGCATGGCGCGAAAATAATTTGGCGTCAACGTGATTAAATGCTTGACCGCGCCGCCAATCCTTCGTATCAGATATCCGAAAGGAACGGCCGTCCCCTCTTGCTCTTGAAAGGAGCCCGCGTCATGCACGTTCTTCCCCCTCTTGGTCACGCGGCCCGCGAGCTTTTCGCCGTGGCTGATTTGGCCGCCTACGGGCTTGGCGCGGTGCCGCCCATGGTGATCGAAGCTCGCGCAGCCGCGCGGAACCTGTTCGCCGGGGAGCCGGCTATCCGGCGGGTGGCCTATATCGTCTTGCTCGCCGACGATCGGCTTGCGCTGATCAGCTTCGGCCGTCGGCTGGCGATGAAGCGCCATTGGATTTTTGGGCCGTGGAAGGCGGCCCGTTAACCGGATCGCAAGGTTTCAATCGTATATCTAAATCGAAAGGAACGGACAATGAAGTTACTCCCCCTCGCCGTCGTCATGGAAAAGGCCCTTGCAGCGGGGGCGGACCCCGCCGCGATCGAAGCGGACGCGGTTCGCTACGCCCGCAACGTCAAGGCGGTTCCCTTCAAGAACATGATCGTCGCGCTGAACCTTTGCCCATGGCACAACGGCCGGGAAGAATGGGCACGGCTCGCCGCCGCGCTGCGCGCCAAGCAAATCGCAAGGAAGGCGGCGTGAAGCCCGCCGGGGCCTTGGGGGTCGACGCGCAACGCGGCGTCGGCATCGTAACCCCTGCTAAGCCCAACCGGGTCGACGCCGCCTATATCGACGGCATTCGCGAAGGGCGCGCCATGCTGCGGAAGTATGGGCCGGAAATCGCCGCCGAAGAAATCGACAACCTGAACCGGACGATCAAGGGCTTTTCCGCCACAAGCGCCGTCGGGCAAATGCTGCGCGGCGAGCGTGATTTTTGGAAAAACCAAATCAAGAAAGGGAAACAGCCATGAACTACGCGGAAGCCGCCTACTTCGACGACGTGCCGTGCCAGCACGTCGCGGACTGGCTGGAAAACCAGCGCTTGCGCCGCCGGCTGGAACTTTGCCAGCGCGTCAATCGCGAGCGCCGGGGGCGCGGCCGGTGACGGTCGACGATATCCGCCGGGATCGCGAGCGCCGGGAAGCCGCCGCGCAAGCCATCGCCGACACGCTCCCGCCGGGAGCCTATCACGCTTCGGGAACCGCCGTCGTCAATTCGGGCACGCGCGAAGCCGTCGCCGAATGCGCAACCCATTGGGATGCGTGTCTGATCATGCTGCGGACAAGGAAGCCATGAACAAGGAAATCGGATTTCTTCGCTACTGGCGCGCGCTCGCCGCGCACGAAACCAGCTTCGGCGACCCGGCCCCGACATGCGGGGAAGCGTGGCGGTCGTGGCACGCCGTCGGCGCGATGGAGCGGCGCAACGCGGCGAACGATTTGTTGATCGCGGATTGGCGCGCCGAAAACCCCGCGATCGTCAAGGTATGGAACGAACATAACCCCGGCCCCGAAAACTCTTGGGTTGCCAATCGCTACCGGAAGGATTGACCATGTATTTCGTCGCATTCTTGCTTTCGATCCCCGGCCAGCCGGTGACGCATTACGACTTGCCCAACGCGCATTTCCGGTCGGTTGCCGCGTGCGCGGCGTTCGTCCAGCGTGTCGCCCGACTACGGCCCGACGCGCACGGCTCGGGGACGTGCAGCAACGGCAACCCCTACGACGCCTTTACGGTGCGGTTCTAAGCCGGCGGCCCCGTGTCGCCGCCGCCCGTCGTGACGCCGGAATGAACATGCGTCTTCAAGCTCACGCCGTCGGCCGTGACGTCGCCCCCGGTGACGACAAGATCGCCTAGGATCGTGACCATGGCCGCCGGCTTGATCGTGACATTTCCGTCGGCGTCGAACTGGATATACCGGGTCGGGGTGGCGTTCAGGACGCCGCCGATATAGAGCGCGTCGGCCATGTCGAACCGGCGGCGCGATCCGGGGTTGCTCGGGGCCTTGTTCGCCTTGACGCTGGAAAGGTCATGGGAGCCGAAGACGGCGATCCCGATATCCCCGACAACCGGGTCAATGATAACCGCGTTCAGGCCCCCTTGAATCCGCAAATAGGGGACGTTGTGAATGATCCCGTGCGGCGTCGGCTGGCCCTTGCCGTCAAGCTGCGCGACCATGGGTTGCACGTCGATCAAACCAACGGGAGCGACCGCGCCGGTATTTGTCACGGCTTTAACCTGAACAAGCGTCGCCGTGGCGTTGCGGCCCAAGATCGAACGCACGATAAAGGCAATTTGCCCGTATTCGCTCGCGCCGTCGGCGAACGCCTGAATACCGGCGTAACTTTCGTCTGCCACTAGCCGCCCTTCCCGAACAGATTGCAGTCGATCAGCGTAAACCATTTGCCGCCCGGCGTCTCGGCTTCAAGATCGTGCGTCAACGAATAGACCGCCCATGCGCCGTTCGCTTGCGTAATGTCGCTTTCGACTTGGATCGCCCCGCCGAAATTGATCGACGGATTGAACAGCGATTGCACGCTGAACCCGGTTTGCGTCCGCAGCGGATAGCCCACCATGCCCGTGTCGGGCGATATGACCGGGATCGCCCCCTTGCGCACGCCGTCCAGCGGCCAAATCGCAAGAACGTCGTGGTCGATCACGAAATTGCAATGCGCCGCTTGCGCTAGGTCGCGAGCCTGATCGGCAAGGCAACCGTGCAAATACGGATCGGCGATCACGCCCGCGACGCCGCCGTTTTCGAACTGCAACCCAAGTTGCCCGGCGATGCCCGACATAGCCAGCGCGATTTCGATCGACCCCTTGTAGGACGTCGGCGGGACCGGCTTAAGCGCCGCGATCAGGCCCGTTCGCGCCATGACAATGAACCCGACTTGCGGCATGTTTCGCGCGTCAATCCACGCCTCTTGAATGATCCCCTGAAAGACGACGGCGAGCCCCGTCGTGCTAGTCCCGGCTTCGACCGTGATCGTGTTGTTTCGGCCGTCGATCAGGGGCGAACCTAGGATCGTGAGCTTGTTCATTATGTCCAGCGGCATTCCCATGATCCGCAGGTTACATTCGGCCATGATCGCCCCGGCGCGCACGATCGTTGCCGACGTCCGCAGCCCTTCAACCGTGAACGTGTCGCCCTTGCCGTCGCCGAACGATCCCGCGCCGAGCGTGAAGGAAACCCGGATATGCCGCTTTACCAGCGCCACGATCAGGCCCCCGCGAACAAGAGCGCGACCCGGCCCCCAAGGTCCGCATAGCTCACATTCCCGAGCCCGCCTTGCGTGTCGTGAAAGATCAGGTCGCCAAGGAAGCCGAGATATGGGGAACGAATGATCGGATTGTCGTTCTGGACAAGGACGCCGCCGATCGTGAGCGCGTCGTTCTGATAGACGTCGGCGAACAGCCCGTCGGCCGTCTGCGCAAGGTCCAGCCGCACGGACTGCCCGACAAGCTGAACCGTGAGCGATTGCGCGGCCGTGGCGAGAACGGGGATATTCAACAGCCCGGCCCCCTTGGCGACGATATCGCCGATCGTCGCGCCGACGCCGATCATTTGCGAGACTTGCGCCGCGCGCTGGATCGCCGGCATGGCGGCCGTGATTTGGGGGAAGGCGGCCACGGCCGGCGGAATGGCCGCCGTAGGCGTCGGGGGCGGCGTTTGCTGCGCGGTAGCGGGTTGCGCCTGCACTGGCCCCCCTTGGACCGCCGCCGAGCCCGCAGGGGCCTTGCTATCGGTAAAAGCGGACGTCGCCGTTTGCCGGACTTCGGTAAAGGAGATTTCAACCGTGATCAGGGTTGCCCCGCGCTCTTGGCTGCGCACGTAATCGTATCGGACAAGGCTGCTATCGGGAAAGACATTATCCGGCATGACGACGCTAAACAGGTCAAGGCTGGCGGTCATGTCGTCCAGCGTGTCAAGGAAGGCTTGCCGATCGGCGTCGCTCCCGCCCTTGGTCACGCTTACGCGGGTTTCGCGCGGCGTGGCGACTTTGTTGAACGTCTGGAACCCGCCCTTTTCGGTCGGATAGTCGGACAGGCGAAATTCCCGGTGCGGTTCCACGGACACGACGCTATCGACGGCGAGCGCCAGCGCGCCCCCAAGCGTGTAAATCCCCCAAACGGCGCGCGAGCCCGCCGCCACGCCCGGCGCGTCGTGCGTGAGCTTGGGCCGAACAAGGTTCGCGATATCGTTCGCGATCCCGATTACTTCGTTCGCCCGATCGCGAAAGACAGGCGGGACGCCGGGAAGTTGCGGGACGTTCGGAAAGAGCGGGTTCGCCATGGTCAATCAAGCCCCCGGTTCGCTTGCGTCGTCAAGCCCCGACGTCGGATCGCGCCGGGAAGCTGCGCGGCGAACTGATCGGCGTTCTGGACGCCCGGCAAGCTGATAGACCCGATCGTCACGTTCGCCGGCTGGCGCGAGCCGCCCCGGCCGCCGCCGCTTTCGCTGCGCGCGATCAGGCCACGGACTTGCGCCCACGACCGGCCCGCGTAGGCCCCGCGCCGAGCGTCGGGAAGCGAAGCCCAAACCGATTTCAGGTTGCCGCCCTTGCTATCGTTGAAAATGGCTTCGGCGAGCTTTTCTTGCGCCGCCGCGTCGAACGTCATGTTCCGCCAATTGGACCCGAACAGCCGGGGCGCATACTTGGACAGCGTTTCGCCGGTAATCTGATATTTGCCGGCCGCGCTGGACCCGACGACGCCCCGGCTATCGCGCCCGATCCCGGCCGCTTTCGTGCGCGGGATAAGGACGTTCCGGCCGAACTGATAGACGTCGCCCATGGACATGCTGGACACGCGGGCGGACCCGAATCGGCCGTTCCCGATCACGGCGTCATAGTTGCCCCTGACGTCGCCACTGGACGCCCCGCCGGCCGCCGCAGCCGGGCCGCCGGCCGCCGCTTCCCGAGCCCGGCGCGCGTCAATGGCGCGGTCGATATCGTCGGTATTCTTGACCCCCGCGCCGATCATCGCCGCGTAAACGTCGCGAGCGCCGAAAATGCCGTGCGTCGCGAAGACGAAGTGCGCGTAAGTCTTTTCGAACTGCGCAAGCTGATCGCCCACGAAATTCATTACCGTCATAACTTCCGCGCCGAGAAATTTGAACGTATCGCCCACGGCCGACGCGACGCCGCCGATCATAGACAGCGCGACTTGGACGCCGGGGGAAACCTTGATTACGTGCGTGAACGTGTCGATCACTTTCAGCGCGCCGTCGACGATATCGTAAACCGCCGGGCGCAAATAGCCGGTAATGATCGCGGCAAGGTTTGCCCACTTGGCTTCTAGGGCTTCGGCTTGCCGGCCTTGGTCTTCGCTCGCCGCCGCGTCCGCTTCCCGAGCCTTCACAAGCTCGCGCATTTTGACCGGCCCAAGCGTGAGCAAATTGATCACGCCATCCGTGAGCCCCATTTGATGCGCGAGATTGTAGAATTGCGTGCGCGGCATTTTCTGCGCGGCTTCGGCGAGCCGTTGCATGGCGTTCGCCGGGTCGTCCAGATCGCCTTTCTTGAAGCCCAAAAGCATGAACTCGCGATCGTGCCCGGTCGACCCCGTGAGCTTCAATTGCTCCCGAGCTTGCGCGAGTAGCGAAAAGGCCCCCTTGGCTTCGTCGACGTCCCCGCCGACGTTCTTGATCGCCAGCCCATAGGCGGACAGCGCGATCGTCGACATGCCGAGATTGCGGGCCAGCCGCGACGTCGCCGCGTCCCCCGTGACCATGTTGCCGATAAAGGACTGGATCGACGACGCGCCTTGAAACGCGAGGAACAAGCCGATCGCTTCGTTCCGCAGCTTGCCGATCGCGTTGCCGGCCGTCTTGCCAAATTCGTCGAACGTCTTCCCGGTTTTCTCGGCGTCGTCGCGCGTATGCTTTTGGCCTTCGGACAGCCGCTTGCGCCCGGCGTCGAAGCCGCGCGCGTCCAGCCCGAGAACGACTAGAAGGCTGTCAATTATCGTCGCCATGATCGCGCGCCCGCCTCTTGTTTTCGCCGTCGACCATAAGGATTTCTAGAAGGTCGTAAACGTCTTCTAGCCCTAGGGTCGTGTCGATTTCAGTTAGCGTCGCGAGCCCGGCCCCGACGATTATTCCGACGGCTTGGGGGACGTTCCGATAACTGCACCATTCAATTTCGCTTTCGCCGCCGCTCCCAAGGTCGACAGGACGGCGGCGGGCGAAAAACCCGTATGGACTTCGACAACCTCGCTTCGCAGGAATAGCAGCGTCGCGACGTCTTCGATATCATTATCCCAATCGACGGGCCGCACGAACGGCGCGCCGGTTTCCTGAACGATCTTGCTCGGGTCGGGGACCAAGACAATGCAGGACAGCATTTCGTCAAGCAACGGCTCGGCGTCGTCGAAGTCCATGCGCGTGAGCGACCGAAGGCCGACGGTCGCGAGCCCGGCCATACCAGCCGACGCGATTTCTTCGGCGTCCCGTTCGTCCGCGCCGCCGTTCTTGGCGATGGCGAACAGCGCGCGGGTCGCCCATTTCTCGGCTTGGCGCGGGGGCATTTCCGTAATCCGAAAATGCTTCCCCGCGTCGCGGCCGGTCGTGATCGTGACGACTTTGGAAGTCCGCGCCATGGCCTAAACCGGGCTCGGCGTAACCGACTGCCAAGTCAGCGTGAACTTGCGCGGCTGCAAGATTTTCTTGCCGTCGGGCAGGGGCTTGTAATTTTTCAGGCCCCCGCGCGTGAGCGTAAATTTCTTGCCGACGGCACGCAAATAGATCGACCCGGTTGCCCAATAAAGCTCACGGACGGACTGTTGCGCCGAATACCAGCGTTCGAAGAAATCGACGCTATCGCTATCGGCCTGAACCGTGATCCCGAGATTGACGGGGTTCGGTATCCAGCCGCCGGACAGCTTGCCGTCGACGCCCATTTGAAATTCGGCCGCGTCGATAGCGTCCGCGTCGAAAATGTCTTCCGCCGCGAACCCCTGAATTTGAACCGGGGTGTCGAAAAGTCCGACGACGCCAAGCATAAGAATGCTGTTCGCGGACGTGAGCGATTTTTCCGCCATGACTTACTGGACCTCCGCAGAATTGAGCGCGATGCGCTGGACGGACCCCCCGTCCGCATACCAAAAATTGATCGGCGGCGATCCGCGCGCGGCGCGAACCTGCGGCGTGGCCTGCCCGACTTGCAGATACCAGCCACGAAATTCGATCGTGCCGGCGACGTCGGCCCCGGCGGCGGTGTTCACTTCGGCCACTTGCAGCGGCGACAGGTTCACGCCCGGCTGGATCGCGCCGAACGAAACCGCGTCGTCGATTGGCCCCTGCAAAGCCTGTTCGATCAGCGCCGAACCCGCGTCATTGTAGGGGATCGACGTCACGTTCGTAAGCAATTCCATAAGCGTAAGCTGGAATGCGTTGGTCATCCAAATTTGATTGACCAGCGTGTCCGCCCACTTGAACGGCCCCGAGACAGCGCCGTCATAGAAGAACACAAAGCCTTGCGCGGCGGTCGCATATGCGCCGTAATAGTTGACGCCGTTGGCAAGTAGCTGATCGGAAATCAGCGCATTGGTCACGCCTGCGGACAGGCCCGCTTGCGAGCGCAGCGCCAGATTGACCCGGCCTTTCGCGCGCGTGAAGTCGATCGACGCAAAAATGCCCATGATCGCCGCCGCCTTGTTCGCGCCGTCGATCGGGTCATAGAACGGGAGCGTCGCGGCGTAGGCGGCGGCGACGATCCGGCCCCATGCGGTCGCGCTGAAATCGGTCGTCGTCAACGCCGCGTCGCTATCCCACTGGACATAGGTGTAGCGATTGGCTTCGGCGTTGTTCCACGCGGCGAACGCGACCATATCGTCCGCCGACGGAAGGAACGCGGTCATAAAGCTGGCGAAGTCTTGCGTCTGCGCGATCACGTTCGCCATGGCGGCGGCTGGCGTGGCAATGTCCGCGCCCGGCGAGACGACGGCCCCGGCGGCGGCCGTGAGCTTCACGGCGGTTGCAAAGGCGTCGACGGTGGCGACGGTGATCGACGACGCGGCCCCGGAAAGGCCCGACGTGACGACGAACGCCTTCCAAGTGCTGTCATAGGCCACGACGACGCCGCCCACGTTCACGGACACGCCGGACGCCGTGGCGGTGGCATTGTTCGACATGGTGTAGGTTCCGACGCCCCCGGTCCCGGTCCCTTCGGCGATGATCTTGGTTCCGGCGGGAATGCCGGCCCCGGCGACGGTATCGCCCACGGCGACCGCGCCCGAGACAACGGCCGTCACGTCCAGCGACGGCGAACCCGAAGTCGTCGACGCGGTGACATGGCCGTCGGACGCGGCGAGCGCAGTCGTGATCAGCGCAGCCGCAGCCGAGAACGAAACGGCGGTGGAAAGGTCGATCGCGCCGGACGTGACCGCGTTGCCGTCAATCGTGAGCGTGAGCGTGCCCGGCGCGATGGCTTGAAGCTGCGCGAGCGTCATGGCGGCGAGCGACCCGCCGCGCAGATACGCCGGGACGGCCGCGACGTTGTATTGCGCGAACAGCATGGCGGCCGGCTTGATCGGGGAATTGTCGTAACCAGCGAAATAGCGCAGCGCCAATTGGTATTCGGGCGACCCGAGCCCGAAGAACGCGCCGACGCTATCCGCGCCGCCGAAGGATTGGACGACGCCCACGGGAACGCGGGTCGACGAAGACAGAACAAGCCCCGAAAGGTCCAGCCCCGTGCCGCCCGCCGAGACGACGGAAGGCGTGACAGAAACGATCCGCGACGCGGGAATGCTGGCTACCATGGATTTTACCCCCCAAGGGCCGGATTAATGACCGGCGTAAGTGTATCGGCGAATTGCATCGGTGTCGATACCGTCGGCTTGATTTGTGCCGACAAGGTGACAACCCAACGGTTTTCATATTGCTGTTCGCCGTTGATGAAAGGCATTTGATGCCCGTCGCCGGCGTATAGCGGCGAAACTGGCGTGCCGTCGAACAGGCTGCGGCCGTAGTCGTCGACGAAGGTTGCGGCGATCACGGACGCCAAATCGGACCCGGCTGGCCCGTGGATATCAAGTTGCAAATCGAACCGGGCCGAATGCTCGATTTCCTTGGTCGCCGGGCTCGGGGCGACGCGATCCCAAGTGTCCGTGTTCGTCGCCAGCCGCACGCGGTCGCGCGGCGTCATTACGATAAAGTTTTCGCTTGTCGGCTCGGGGACGCGATTGTTTTGCGTCTGGACGACTTCGAAGCCGGCCGGCGCGACGGCGAGCAAATAGACGCGGATCGCGGCAAGCACGTCGTCTTCGGTAACGGTCGGGGCCGGGCCGCTCACGGCAAATGAGCCCATTTTTTGCGGTTTTCCATGGCGGGAATAACGCGCAAATTCGCTTCGCAATGCAAGCCCGAAATCGTTTTCCCCCGCAAGGGATAGAAATGGTCGACTTCATGGGGGACGCCGGTTTCGATCGTGAGCCGGCGAGCTTCCGCGTATATTGCGGCGATTGCGGTCGGGTCCGCCCATGGCGGCGTTCGTTGCATTTGCGCCGCCCGCCGCTTGGCGACGGCCGCGCACGCCCGGTCGGGATGGCGTTTTTTGTAGTGGCGCGACCGTTCCGCGCTCTCAATTCGCGGCGTCAAAAAGCGGACGGGGGCGGGACGAACGCGCAAATAATACTCGGCGTGGTCACGCTTCTGGCACGCGCGGCATTTTGAATGCCGGCCGAACTTGCCGAGCCGGTTGACGCAAAATGCGCCTAGGGGCTTTTCGTCCCCGCAAGAGCCGCACGCCTTCATGCCGTCGCGTCTATTTGTTTCACGCAAGCTACTTTGCACCAGCCGGATTGATCCCAATCCTCTAGGACCGTCACGACAAGCCACGTCGTCGGCTTGTCGTGATAGTCGAACTTCAACAGGTCGCCGCCCTTGCCGTCCTTGCGATCGTCGCCTTGAACATGCGCCGAGACATAGACCGCGCGCTTGATCCCCTGAATGTTCATGCCGTCCAGCAAGGCAAGCTCGGGGGTCGATAGCGACTGGACCCGCACGTCAACCGGGGCGGCGGTGTCGTAAACCGGGGTGCGCTTACCATTCGCGGCCGTCGTGTAGCCGGTCGACGCCAGCCATTGCGCGACAACCGATCCGGTGACGACGGCCGCGAACGGCGCGGCGATTGCGTGAAGGTTCCATGCCATTATTCGCCCCCTTCCGCCCCGATAGTTTCCACCTTGCCTTCGACGTATGCGCCCGAACCCGCCGCGTCAATGAATGTCGCGTCGCCGACTTCATAGGCGACGCTGTTCCACATATGGCCCGTGTCGATTAGCGGCTTCGCGAAGCCCTTGCGCGCAACCGTGATCGGGGACAGCGCCGGTTCGTTCGTGTCCTTTATCGACTGGCGAAGCTGGCCCGCGATCCGTTCGCCCATGCGCCCGAGCGCAAGCCGGCTATCGTAATTCGCGGAGCGCAGAACCTTGCCCAATTCGTCGCCCCATGCCGGCGAACAATTTGTGATCATGTTCGAAAAGAACGGGCGCGGGGGAATGTTACGCGCGGGAGCCCCGAAATTCTGGATCGCCGCGACCATGGCGGTAGGCGTCCCGTCGGGATAGGTCGAACCTTCAAGGAACCCGACGGAAACGACTTCGCCTTGCCCGAGCTTGCGCGCGAGCCCCGCTAGGAAGCCTTCGATCTTGCCGCCGCCATTTAATACGGCCATCGCAAGCCGCCGCCGCCGAGCGGGACGCCAAGGAAGGGCTGCGCGCCGGGAACATAGCGCATAGTGCGGAACCCGGCGGTCATGGCCCAATACTGCAAGCCGAATGACGTCTGCGAAAAATACGCCGCGTAATCCCCGTCGAAGCCCTTAAGCTCGCTGGCAATGGTCACGCTTCCTTCGGTGACGGACGACACGCGGCCGACGACTACGGCCCCCTGCGGCGTCGCGCCGTTGACGCAAGCGATATGGGCCGTGATCAGGTTCAGGAAGCGCAAGCGCTGCGCGACGTCTTCGACGATCGAACAATCCGTGTTGTCCAGAAAGTCCGTCGCTTCGGCGAAATACATATCGGCGAGCGGTTCAGCGACGACGGCCGCCACGGTCGGAAACCGGGCGGCCCATGCGTCATAGTTGAAGACAGCGACGCCCACGGCGAGCGCTTACTTGACGTCTTTTTCGGGCTGTTCCGAAAGCGTCTTTTGCGTGTCTTCGGTCGGCACGATATCCTTGCCGGGCTTGTTCGGGTCGATCGGTTCCAAGCCCGTCTGGACTTCGGCGTCGGCGCGGCGTTCGGTCGCGGCGTCCTTGGCCTTTTCCACGTTGTCGCCGTCCATGGCGAAGATCGAACCGTTCTTGACGGCCGGGAAGTCCTTGCCGTCCGTCTTCGTCCAGTCGTTGAACCATTCGGCGTCAACGCCCTTGGTCATGCCGAAGCCGAAGCGGTTGCCGGAAGCGTTCGCGCCGTTCAGCGTGAGCGTCTTGCCCTTGTGCGCGATCGTGAGCCCCTGCGGGAGCTTGCAAGCGACGGTGCAGACGGAAGCGGTAGCCATTGGGGGTTCCTCTTGTATGGCGGGCGGGGGAGCCGCAGGAAGGCGTTCAGGGATCGAAGCGGGGGCAGGGGCCGAACGTGTCCGGCCCGCCCCCCGGAAGGGGGCGGGACGAGCCATGTTACAAGCCTAGTATCCCTGCCCTTGCGCGATACAGATCGGGCGGCGAGCGATGCCGCCCCAAGTGCCGGCCGACTTCTTTTGCTTCCACGCGGACAGGTCGGGAATGACCGGGTGCGCGCGCAGCTTCTCGGTGAAGGCAACGTAGGTCGACTTGATGCCGTCCACGTTCTCCAAGATCAACTGTATAAGCTGGCCCGCCTGCAAGGCGAACTCGGGAGCCGTCTTGATCGTCAGGTTCGGGAAGTTTTCCTTGATCGTCTGTTCGGCGGTGACGTTGTAGATCGAAACCTTCTTGAGCGACACGGCCAGAACCGGCGACAGCGCAAGCGTCATTTTGGCGTCCATGTCGGGGACAAGGCCCGCCATTTGCGTCTGCAACTGCGCGAACAGCGCAAGGACGTCGTTGTAGATTTCCTGCGCGGTCGCGACGGCCCAAGTATAGCCGCCCGCGACCTTGACGGTCGGAAGGATCGGCGCGATCAGGCCGGGGTCATTCAACATGCCGTAAAGCTGCAAGTTGGCGACGCCGAAGAAATTCGAACGGTTCAGGAACTTGTTCAGGACAAGAACCGAAGCCGTGTTCATTTCCGACGCATAGCTGATCTTGGCGAGCCCATACATTTCAAGCTCGCGCTCGCCCCATTGGGTGATCGTCTGGAAATGATAGGACTGGCGCGGAACCCAATTGACGTTCGCGCCCGACGATCCGTTGTTCGAATAGTCGCCGTAGCTGGACGTCTCGCCGGTCGCTTCGACGACGGGGAATTGCGTCGAAAGCGTGGTCCAGTCGCCCTTTTTCGTCTCGCCGTAAATCTCGGCGGACTTCATGGGGGCGACAAGGATACGGACGATTTCCGGGTCAAGGAAGTTGGTAAGGAACCCCGGAACGCCGTTGTTGGCAACCGTGACCAAGGACGGCTGCGCGTCCATGGCAAGCTGGATATCCTCACGCCACGGCGCGGCGTCTTCCACCTTGCCGGTGCTGCCCACGTATTCCATGCGCAGCATGGCGTCCATTGCCATTGCCGGGTGAATGCCGTGCTTGGCAAGAATGTCGATTTCTTCGCGACGCATGTTGGAACCCCTTCGCCCCCGTGGATAGTGCTTCGGCCGCCCTTAGACGACGGGCCGGGTGGAAATCATGGCAAGCTCGCCGGCCGCAGCCGCCGAATGGACATACCAAGGCGTTTCCTTGGCCCCTGCGGCGGTAACGTCGGTCCCTGCGGCCGTGCCGGTCGCATTGGCCGACATGGTGTAGGTTCCGGCACCCCCCGTCCCGGTGCCGAGCGCCTGAATATAGGTGCCGGCCGGAATGTTCGTCCCGGTGATCGGATCGCCGACGGCGAGCGCGCCCGAGACAACGGCGGTGACGGTAAGCGTCGGCGAACCGTTGGTCGTCGACGCGGTAACGTCGGCCCCCTGCGGCGGCGCGCCGGCCGCGCCCGCGTATGCCGTGCCGTTCGAATAGTAGGCATAGACCTTCTGCCCGATCACGGCCCCGGCGGCGAACCTGCACCAGAAATCGCCCGCGTCGAACAGCGTGACCGGCTGGCTCGCCGGGACAAGCAAGGTCGCGCCGCCGAGAAAGTCGGTAATGATTGCCGGCTGATCGCGATGCACGAACCCAAGCCGCGACGGAACGCCGGGGTCGCCGTTGGTCACGGTTCCGTCGCTGTTCTTGGCGCGGGCGAAGCGGCCGACGGTGACGCCGATCAGCGCCGACGTGAGCGCGCCGATACCGGCGAGCAACGAAGCGCGCGGGTTGGCGGAAGCGAAGTCGCCTTCGATCGCGTAAGCCGGATCGGTGTTCACGACAGTCTGGAAACCCGGTGCAGTCATTTTCTAGCCCCTTGCCCGAAATGGATATGCGGCGCGCTCGCCTTAGAGCGCGACCAGCTTGGTCGCGTTGGGAAAACGCGAATTGAAGTCGTCCTGAACCGTGCGACGGTCCAGCGCGATAGCCGGGGCGGGAGCCGCGCTCGCGTTCTTGGCGAGCATGGCGACCATGGACCGGAAGGCCGACGGGTGAACGCCGGTCGTGTCGACCTTGGCGTGATCCAGCGCGAGCTTGTAAACAGCCGCCGCGCTATCGCACGCGATCTTGATTTCGCCGATGATCGGCGCGACTTCGCGTTCCGCCGTGCGAAGCTCGGCAACGGTCATGGCGACCAGCTTGGCGGTCGTGGCGCGGTCCATGGCGGGCTTTTCCTTGTCCTTGTCCTTGTCCTTCCCGTCGTCGTCGTCGGGAAATTCGTCGGTTGCGCCCGGCGTGGCGAGCGCGCCGACGGCGGCCATGTCTTCGTCGGACAGCTTGCCGGCGAGGAAGGCCATGATCTTGGAAACGATATCGCCGTCCGCGTCGGCGGTCATGGGCGCGTCGTCGGGAATGTCGTCTTCGGCGGCCGGCATTTCGGCGACCGAACCATTGATCGCGGCAATGACCTTGCAAACGTCGTCGGCGTCAAGCTCGGCGTCCTGCGCGAGCTTGGGGGCGGCGAGCTTGACGATCTTGTCGGCGAGCTTGGCGGGGCTCTTGCCCATGTTCTTCGCGTTGACGCCGGACAGCACGCCCGACAGGTCAAGCCGCTTGTCCTGCGCGAGCATGGGGCCGATTGCAGCGGCAAGCGCGCCGTTCAGCATGAGCGCAGCCCGCGACGTAATTTTGACCATTTGAAGCCCCCTTGGCATTTGATCCCCGACAACGACGTCCGGTCCAGCCCGTCCCGCGTCGACTAGCGCAACATGATTGCCGTGGATATTGCGCATAACCCCGTCGTAACGCAAGCCCTTGTAAACGCCCGGCGTCATGTCGGCGGTGTAAAAATATCCGCAGGACCATTCTTTCTTAATTTTGTCTTCGATATCGTCGATCGCGTCTTGGTCCGTGATCACGGCACTATTCTGCAAATACGGATCGGCGAAAACCGCGTCGGTTCCGGTGCTTCCGACAGTCGCGTCCTTTTGGGGCGCGGCGGCCGTGACGGGGATATGTTCGGACAGAACCGGGAGATTGTTAAAAGTCTGCGCGGCCGTTTCAAGCTCGCCGGGATCGCGCAAAAGCTGATAAATCTTTTTCGGGTCCAGCCCGAGCTTTTCCCAATTCGGAATTTCCTCGCCGTAATAGGGGTCGACGCCCGCCTTCGAAATATTCGAAACGGCGATATGCAGGAAGCCGTTGCGATCCTTGGTCCGCACGGACGCGCTCGCGCGGTCCAGCGCAAGCGCCATGAACGCCATTCCGTCGACGACGGGACGGCTGGCACGATCCAGCGCCATGACGGGGCGGGGAAGGGGCCGGATGATCATGCGCCGACGTCCCCCATAAGAACCCATTCGTCCGTCGCGATTTTCTTCGCTTGGATCACGGCATATTGCCCGGCGGTGCTGAACAGCCCGCCCCGGCAATTGAGCGTGACGCCCCCGGCTGCGGCGACCGTGACCTTGCCCGTCGAATGCGCTTCGATCGCGATCACGGTTGCAATGGCGATCGGGATCGTCGCGTTCAGGGGGAGCGTAAGCGTGCAATCGGCCGCGTTCGTGAATTGCTGATAGGTGTTCGCGTCGGCCGTCTGCGCGGTATGGTCGCCCGTGCGGACGATCACGGGCATATTGATCCCCGCGCCAGCCGGGCCGGGGTCGCCTTGGCCGCCGGGTTCGCCGGGGGTGCCGGGCGATCCGGGGGGACCGGGGACTTGCAAGTCTTCGGCGAGCGCCGGGAACACGACGATCGCGTTCGGCGTCAAGAGGATCGGCGCGCCGCCGTAGCTGGACCCGATCACGCCGCGCGTGAGCGTCCCCCCACTCGCGCCGTAAAGGCCCCGGCCATATTCGAAATTCGCGCCTTGCTGGATCGAATACGAATAGACATTGCCGTCGACAAGCGCGTCCATGCCCCGGAACGCGGGGACGGCTGGCCCGAGCGCGAGCGTGCCCGAGCCGGTCGACAGGACCGTCATTCGGACAAGGTTTACCGGAACGGCTTCGGTCACTATCTGCCCCCTCGCATTAACCAAGCCACGGATAGCAAGAAAAAGGCCGCCGAGCAAACGCCCGACGGCCTTTCCGGCGTCCCCCTAGCCGGGAGCTTATGCGGACGGGTCGTCCGGCCCCGTGGCGTCGCCGCTCGGGCTCACGCTGGCGATAGGCTGCGCGCCGTTCGGATCGGTCGGGGCGAAGCCGGGGACGTCGCCCGGCTGGCCTTGGCCCGTGGTCACGTTGCCGGCCTGATCGGTCGCGGGGGTTCCGCCGGGGACGTCGGCGGCCGGGTCGCTCGCCGGGGTGTTCGCGGTCACGGCTGCGGCAAGCTCGCCGTTCTCGGCGTCCAGCTTGTCGGCGAGCGCGTTCAGCGCGTCGTCGTCGCCGATCGCGTTGCGGATTTCCCCGGCAAGGGTGCTGATCAGCGCGATTGCGGACGCGGTAGCGCTGGCGTTGGCGGCCATGCTGGCTTTCAGGCGGTCAAGGGCTGCGGACATGAAAAAACCTTTCAGGGTTAGGGCGGACAGCCACGCGAATGCGATGGCGGCGGCGAGGATCATAGCGGCGTCCTTTCAGTCTTCAAGCCCCGGAATTATGGGGATCGACACGCAACGGCAATTGATTTCGCGCCCCGGCCACGTCCACTTGCCTTCAAGGAACGCGCCTTTCGCGACGTCGTAAGTCTTGCCCGAAAAGGCGACATGCTCGGGCCGGGGCACGCGCCCGCCGGCCGAATGCAGCCATTTCGCTTTCGTGATCCCGAGCGACGTTTGGCGAACGCGCGTCAAGGTGGCGGTCGCCATATTGTTCTGACTTCGCGCGATCGTCTCGGCGCGCCGCCGGGCGACGCCGTATTGATCCGTGAGCGCTTTCGTGAGCGTGCCAAGATCGCGGCCCGACTGGACGGATCGCATGACGATCCCCTGAACTTGCGTCAAATGCTGGCTGGCAATGCTCTTGATCAGGTCGACATTCTCGCCGATCGTCGCTTGCAGGACGTCGTTTTGCGCGCGGGTCATTTGCATTTTGACCGTGAACCCATGGGCGCGCAGCATTCGCATAAGCTCCCCGTCGACCCGATCGTTCACGGCTTGCGCGAAATAGTCGGCGAGCTTCGGCGCAAGCGCGTCGAAACGGGCCTGCCAACGTCGGGCGAATTTCCGCATGAAAGCGCGAAGCTCGCGCGCCGGGCTCGCGTCCATTGCCATGATTTCCGGCGTGTTCTCGCGATAGGCGGCGACAAGATAACGGTTCAGGCTCTTTTCCATGGCCTGCAATTCCGCGTCCATTCGGTTGCGATACGCGGCGGTGATCGCGGCCGACGGCCGGACGGCTGCAAGCGGCGTGGCCTTGGGGAGAATTATTTTTGCCACAGGTGCATTTTTCCCTTGTATTAGATATCCGTTTGTAGCCAGTCGAAAGGATCATGCCATGGCCCACATTGCCGAGCAAGCCGCCGCCTTCCTTCTCGGGGACGGCTGGAAATATCAGCCATGCGGCGACCAATACGAAAAGGTGATCGTCGGTTGGGCTCCCGCCGGGCCTGATCACGGTTACCGGGGGCGATCCGCTCCCGGCCTTGCAAGAGGGATCAAGAAATGACCGCACGATATTTTGTCCGCGACGAAGCCAGCCTTGGCTATGTCGACGACGCGCAGCCCGACGCCTTTTGCCCGCTCGCGAGCAAGCCGGACGGCCCGTTCTGGATCGACGGCGCGGTCGCTTGCCGGGGCTCGGTGTTGCGGCCCGCGACGTTCGCCGACTTCGACGCCTACCGGGTCGAAGCAACCGGGCTTCGCTTGCAGGCAAAGGCCGACGGCCGGACGATCATCGCCCACGGCGGGTTCAATTCGGGCCGTCTCTATACCGCCGAAGGCCAGCGGATTTATTGGACGCTGGACGCCGACGGCTGGCTTTTCTTCAACGATCGGGATCGCATGATTTGGGGCTGGATCGACAGCGACTTTGACGCCGACGTTCTCCCGAACGCGCCCGCGATCATGGACGCATACGATCGCAACGCTTACGCTTTCATCCGGCCAAACCAGCAAGAGCGCAACCCGAGCCCGCCGGCCGACTTCGATTACGGGATCAAGCGGCGCTTGTAATTTCCGCCGCTAACTGCTATCTGATAGCTGAAAGGAACCGAACCCATGGCCCGCCCGCATAAAGGCGACCGCGTGCCGGTGCTTGTGCGGCTTCCGCGCACTATCGCCGACGCCGTGTCTCGCCTAGACCTGATCGACCGCAACGCATGGATTGTTGCGGCCGTAACCGACAAGCTGCAAAAGGACGCAAATCATGCCTGAACGCCCGAAGCTCCCCGCCGACGATCCAATGAGCGAAGCCGCCGAAGAAAAGCGGACCAAGCGTTACCTTGACGAAGCGAAGGCCGGCAAGCCGAGCGCGATCGAACAGGCTATCGCTCACGTTGCCGGGGCGAAGCCGCCCGTCGACTAGCCGAACAGCTTGTGGCCGTTCTTGGCTACCGGATGGTTTTGCGTGTCGATATAAGTCTCTTGCTTGGCGGCCCCATTGCCGTCGATCCGGCCGAACCCAAGGTCGGGATATTCGGACTTCAACGTCTCGTAAGTGTTCAACGGCCCGTCGCCGATCGACATGAAATACGAAGACGAAATATGTCGTCCCGACGATAGCGCGCGCCCGGCCATGCGCCGGGCCGCTTCGTCTTCCTTCACGTCCACAAGGTCGACCGTGACCGAATAGCCCGCCGCTTGCAGCATCTTGATCCGGTTGCGGATCGACCCCGGCGAGCCCCCGACAAGGGGCAGGATCACGTTGTCGCCGCGCTTAAGCATCTGTTGCAGGACTTCGTTCGCCATGTCCGAACTCTCGCTATGAACCGCGCTCGCGCCCACGCCGCCCGCAAACTCGGGAATGACTTTCTTGGCGTCGTCGCCGTCGACGATCGCGTAACCTTCCGTCTCGGCGATCCGTTCGGCCGACGTCGACTTGCCGGCGGCCGGCGGCCCGAGCAAGAACCGAGCTTGCTTGTTCTGCTTCACGCCGCCCGGCCCCGCGTAGCTTTCCGCCTTGGCGATCAGGTTGGCTTGGGCTTGTCGAATATCCATCGGCGCGCCCGTGTTCGGGTCGTGATATGTGCGGCCCGCGTAAAATTCCGGGGTCGGGGTGACGTCGTGCGGGATCGTCGGCGTCGTCGCTTGGCTGGCGGCGTCCAGCGGCGACAGCAAGTCCAGAATGTCGCGCGCCTTGCTGTTCTTGTCGGCGATCAGCGCTTTCAGCTTTTCGACGCCTTCACGGCCGACGTGTTCGACGACGTGCGACGGGATCGGCTTGCCGCCCCCCGCCCGAGCCGAATTGACCGTTCGCGGCGCGCGGGTGCTTGCCTTCCTCAAATTTCGGCGCGGCGTCCTTGCCGGCTGGCGTGTCGGGCTTGGGCTTCGGCTCGCCGCTCCCGTTCGGGTTGTCGTCGTCGCCGCCTTCCCCGTCTTCAAGCCCCGGCTCGGGCTCGGGTTCCGGGGCGGGGGCGGAAAGGTCGACGCCGAAATATGGGCTGTCTTCGTCCTGAACGACACGATCGCGGACTTCCTCGTTCGACACGATCCCCGCGCCGACGTAGGCGACGTCCATGTCCGCGTCGCTCTTGCGGATAAGCGCCTTGTCCTTTTCGTCCATTTCCCAAAGGTCGATAAATTCGAATTGAAGGTCGGGGTCGATCTTTCCGTCAAGGTCAAGCTGGATATAGTCGATCATCGCTTGAAGCGGCTCGCGAAGGTGCGCTTCCTGATAAGCCTTGATCGTCGTATAGAACGTCCGGTTTTCCCCGTCGGTCGAAGCGTTCAGCCCGGCCGGGGTCGACCCGCAGTATTCAGCAATGGGAATGCCGCTCGCGCTGCAAATCTGCTCTTGGCTTTGGGCCAAGAGCTTATCCAGCGTGCCGAGCGGCGTCGACACGTTCGTCAATTCTTCCTGTTCTTTGTCGATCGCCATTACGCCGCGATTGTCTCGCGAGCGGTTGAACACGTCCAGCCGGCTAAACAGGTTCGTCCCTTTGCCCCCGGAAAGAACCGCGCCCATGTTCGTTGCAAGAACCATGGTGCTGAACGAATGCAGCAAGTCGCTAACCGACTGGCGCGTCCGAAGCCAATTGTCGACGTAGGGCTTGATCATTTGCGACAAGGACAGCCCGCCGAACGAATAGGCGGGTTTCAGCATGTCGGGCATTTCGCGGCCAACGATCGTCATAAGCCGGCTGGCGTCGACTATGTTCGACATGACATACCAAGTCTTCGGCTTGTAAAAGTCGGGGTGCAGCGGCGAGACGCTTTCATATGGCCCCGGATAGGACCAAAAGGGTTCGATCGTGCGGAAGCCGACAAGCCCGTCCGGCTTGATCTTGGCGTCCGGCACGAACGGCTTTTGAAGCTCGCGCGCCCCGGCGGCGGTCGACCCGTCGTCGCCGACGTCGATAAAGATTTGGCCCCGGCCGAAAAAGCCGTCCAATTCCACGACGCGCCGCAGGACCGGCCAAACCTTGAACCGGCCCATTGCGGTTTCGATCGCCTTCACGCGGTCGTCGTCGCTGTTGAACTTGATCCCCTTGCGGGTCGCGTGGCGCGCGTAAATTTCGGACGATCGGCGATACTCGGGCCGTTGCGTAAGCTCGGCAAGATAGGTGTAACCGAGAAAGCCGATCCCTTCGCTGAACATGCCGGCCCCGGCGTATTGATAGAGCGACGCCAGCCCCATGCCGTCGCCGGACGCGCGGTCCAGCGCCATTGCCATGTCTTCGGCCTTGGGAGCCCACGCGGGAACGGTTGGCACCTTCCACGGCGAGACGGCTTCACGGCCCCCGTAGCCGGCTTCGGCGACCGTGAGCGGATTGATTTTCATTTCCGCCCGCTCGGCTGGTGCGACGGGGTTTTCGCCCACGCCAAGCCAATACCTGATCTTGTCGCGAAATTTCCCCATATTCAGCCCCTACATTTCCGCAAGCAATTCGGCGTCGATTACCATAGCCGCCCGGTGCGCGCGACCAAACAAAATCATAATGACGTCGGCAAGGTTCGGGGACTTGACGGCTTGCTGCGCTTGCGCTTGTCCCGGCGGGGCCTTGTCGACGACGATATGCCCGGTCGTCGCCTTAACATAGGTCGGCTGCGAAAGCTCCATTATGACCTTGCCGAGCAAGCCGAACGGCGCGCCTTCGTTGGGGATATTCAGCGCTTCGCTGTCCAGCGATATCAATTCGCTCGGGTCGAACTTGTCGCCAAATTCCACGGCGCGGAATGTCTTGTAGAACCGGCGGCGCAACGCCCACCATTCTTGCGCCTTGCGGTTGCGGAAAAAGTCTTCGTTCTTCCGCCCGGCGACGTCTTCGGCGAGCGGCGCGAGAACGCCAGCCGAGCCCCGGAACGCTTGAACGTCCAGTTGCTTTTGATGCTTTTCGTTGCGGCGATCATTGATCACGCGGCTATTGCCCCGCACGTCCGCCCCGAGCCCGTCCGCGTCGTAAAGGAAGGCGTCGATATCCCATTCGTCGGCGAGGTCGAACGCCTTTTCCGTGCTGGCGAAAATGTCTGACCCCTTGCCGGACCATTCGGCGATCCGGTCGACGACGACGCCATGGGCGCGGCCGAAAGCGTTCTTGTCCCGGCCTTCGTCCGCCACGTCCATTGCGCCACGGGGGCGGCCCGTCGCCTTGAAGCCGAGCCGCTTATGCGCGTCGACGGCCGCCTGAACCCAATTGCTCGGGATCAAGACGCCCGTGGTCGACGCCGCGTAATTTATGTCGATTTCCTGCGCGACCGTTACCGGGTCCAATTCCTCGCATTGCTTCCGATACCAAGCGTCGTCCTTGCGGGGATCGTCGCGCCAATGGCACGTAAAGACGCTGATCTTTCCCCCGTGGCGTTTCTCGGCGAAGGGGTTGTTCAAGCCGTTGGCGCTGGAAATATCAATTCGGCAATTGGTCGTCGCCGACAAGCTGGCTTCGATCAGTTGCGGCCGTTCAACGTAGGCGGCTTCGTCGACGAAATAGATCGCTTGCCGATCGCCGCGCCCGATATTGTCGCCGGCTTCGCCCGTGATCGTCGACCCGGTTTGCGGGAACGACAAGCGAAGGTGCGCGCTGCAAGTGCGCGGGTTCCAGCCACCCGTGAAGTCGGGGGGCAGGTTCAGGACGAATTGCCGGGCTTTCCAGAACAGCGATTTCGGGTGGCCGATCTTGTCGACGTATTCTTCCTTGCGGCTCCCGAAGCCGATCGAAATATCATCGCGGAAAAGGCACAACGTCGACGCCAGCGACACGGCAAGCCACGACAGGCCGAAGTCGCGACTTTTCTCGGCGAGCCCCGGCTTGCGCTCGCGCCACTGGCCCATGACCCATTGGCACCATTCGCGTTGCTTGGGGAAAAGGATGAATGGAATTTTGACGGGAAGGTCAAGCTCGGCGTTGCGCGGGTCGACCGTGACGCCCCAATCGTTGATAAAATCCCAAGGCGCGTCCCGGTAATGCAGGAACAGCCGATCGCGCAAATCGACGTCTTGCCTGATCAGGCGAAGCCGGGCCGATCGGGCTTGAATGATCGGGCCATAGTCGGGCTTGCGGAAATCGAACGGAACCCCCGTCGCCATGATCTAGTGCGGCCGGATCGGCGCAAGCAAGGCGTCCTTGGCGCGATACCAAGCCGCCGAGCGCTCGGCGCGGCGAGCGGCTTCGTCCAGTTGGTCGGCGGCGCGAAAGAGCCGGGCGATCGTCGCCGGGAGCTTGTCGGGGGTTGCGGTGTTCATGTTGCGGGCCTTGGGGGCAAGAGCGCGGCGATCAATTCGGCCACGTCCGTTACGCGGTCGTTCTTGTTCAACGCCCCAAAGGCGACAAGGGTTTCGCGGATCGCTTCGACCGTCTCGATTGCGCCACGGCCCGCCCCTAGCTCTAGGTCAAGCTCCCCGGCGAGACGCCGGCATTTGTCCGCGCCGTTGGGGACATGGCAAAGGGGGGCGGGAACCCGGCCGTCGCGCAAGGCGGCGCGTAGCGCGGGAAGGTCCGTGATCATGCGGCGGCCATGTTACATGCCGGGGCAGGAAGCCCGTAGGACGCGCCGGGAGCCGGGGCGGGGGATTGGTCCCCCCGAGCGGCGTCTTGCGCCCCCGCGCCCCGCCGGGCGAGAATACGGGCATATTCGGGGATCACGTCGCGCTTCGGTTTCACGGGGGAGCCTCACTTGCGGGAAGCCCCCGGTTAATACTTTGCGACGGGTCGTGTCAATGCGTCGTGCCAAGGAACCGTTCGTAAGCCGCGCTGATCGCGGCCGGGTCTTTCGCAAGCTCGGCAAGACGCTCGGCGTCGGGAATGTCGTCGGCCAAGAGCTTGACCTGAACGACGTCGAAGCCGGACAGCTTGGCAAATTCCTTCGCCGCCGCGCCCCGGTCGGCCATGATAATTTCGATCCCGTCCTTCGTTTGCTTGATCCCGTCGAAGGCGGCGCGGGCCTTGACGCTCAATTCCGAAGTGTCCGTGAAATTGGTTCGCCCGATCCCCTTGCCGTGACATTCGGGGCAGTCGTCGCGGGGGCCGGCGCGACTGTTGAAATCCAAGCCGCCGCCGATATCGGGCAGGGGTGCGTTCGTTGCTTCCGCCGCCGTGCAAGCTGCGAAAAATTCGGCCGGCGTCCACTGGTAGCCGAAGCCTTCGCCGTGGCAATGACGGCACGCCCCGACAACCCAAGCGGAAATTTCGGCCGGGTCGTAAGTCATGCGCGCCAGCCACCAGCGCAACAGCCAATCGCGATCGACGGCGAGCGGCTTCAAGGCTTCGGCCTGAATTTCGGCAATCCGTTGGGCAATCCTGGGGTCCGCGCGCAGCCGGCCAACGTCCGAACTGATCACGGCTCCCGGCGCGCAGTCATACGCCCCGCGATAAGCGTTCGCGAAGGAACCATTCGCGGCAAGCTGGCAAAAATGCTCTTGCTTCGGCGTGAGCGGGATCGTGGTTCGATCGTCTGGAATTTTTCGGCTCATAATTTTCCCCGTATCGTTAAATTTTGGTCACGCTGCAAGCCCCGATCGCTAAATTTCAATCGGATATCCAACGGGGAGCCTACGGGCCGGTTTTAGATATCCAACGGGGAACCTATACGGGGAAGAACTAAGCTACTGAAACAAAGGTATATAACCCATATACTTCCCCGCTTCCCCGTTAATTCCGCAATTCGCTACGTATGCGCGCGCTCACGCACGCTCACGCTACGCGCGCTCACGCAACCCGGCTTTTAACGGGGAAGCGGGGAAGCTGGACCGCAACGATTTGATTTGAAAGGGAAAAACGCTTCCCCGTTAAACGGGCCTATACGGGGAATTTAACGGGGAAGCGGGCCAAATTTCAGCGCCGGAAAATTACCGCGCCCGAAATTACCGAAATTACGGTCAAGGCGGCGAAAACATCCGGCGGCCAGCCGAGCGCGATCGAAATTATCGGCCACGCAAAAACGGCCGCCACAAGGGCGACCGTGAAAATTCCGACGACAAATCTGTCTAGGCTGGACATGGCGGTTTTTCCTCCCTGTGATCCCAACGCCGAAAACAGCGTCGGCAAACCAATTCGTCCCCTTCCCTTACCGGGGTCGGGCAGACGACGCCGGGACCATAGAACCCCTTTCGCGGCGGGGCAACATATCGGCTTCGGCGGGTCATGGTATCCCCCTTATCCAGTCCTGAACGGCGCGAGCGGCGTCAAGATACTCGGGCGACGGTCGCTTGTCGACTTCCTGCCCCGGCCGGTAGGTTGCCCAAATTCGGTCCCTAAGCCCCTTGGGGAGCCTTCGCCAATGGGGCAGGCAACCCCATAGCTTCGGGGGCACGTCGCGCTGACAACCCGGCCAATGGCAAGTGTGGCCGCTCATAGCGGGGGCCTTGCGACACGGACGGACGACGGCCACCTTGCCGGCAAACCACGAACGACGATCCGTTGCCATACGATCGGGACTTGACCATGGTATTCGTGCCCCGGCGGATAGGGGCGGCCATACATGCCGCGCCACCATTCGCCCCCGCGCCGGCGACGCCACGCCTTGCCGGGGACAACGCCCGTCGGCAAGGAATGGTCATAGCGCAACAGCCCGAGCAAGTCGGCTTCGTCCATGGCGACCGCGCCGTTCTCTAGCAAGAGTTTCACGCCGGCCCCGCGTCGCAATTCGGGCATTTCCCTACCGTGCGACCCGCAAGGCAGTCGGGGCACGCGGGAACGCCAAACACGGTAAGCCCGGAAGGCGGGGCCGGGTGAAGGGGTTCGACCGTCCACGGGATCACGGGCCAATAGAGCTTCAACGTCTTCCCGGTTTTCTCGGCGGCGATCGTGGCGAAATAATCGGGGGTGAAGCTGGCGATTTCGTCTGGATATTCGGCGGTAACGATCAGGGTCAATTTCATTGGTCTAGCTCCATTCTTCGGGGCGCAATTCCCATATTTCGCCGTCCGGCGCGCGAACGGTTGCAATCTTGTCGCGCCACGAAAGCACAACGCACGGCTGGCGTTCCTCGCGCAGCAAAAGGCCGTCCATTCGAAGGACTTTACGAAATACCATTTTAGGCCGGTCCATGGCTATAAGGGCTCCAAGTCTAGAGAAATCACGCCGCCATGCTCGCGCACGACAACCCGGTAGCGCCGAGCGCGTCGCCGGGCCGTGATCACGCTTCCGCCGGCCCGGCCCCAATCGTCTTCGTCGCCCATGGCGGCGGCGTCGCGCAGCCATTGGAAAAGCTGGATCGCGCCGGCTGGCACGTCCTGCCCCGTGTAGTCGCGCAGACATGCCTTGCCGACGATCTTGAAGCCCCCGGCCGCCATGTCTTCGACGACGTAGCCGAGCTTGCGAGCGCGGGGCTTGCCGCAATGCTGGCATTCGCCGTGCCAGTCGCGCGCGAAGCCGTCTAGATCGACGTCCCGGCGGCCCGTGACCATGACCCCGCCGTCCAGCCGTTCAAGCTCGGCGACGAAACGAAAATCGCCGGCGCGGGGGGCTTCCCCGTCGACGGCGTAGCGCACCATGGGCACGCGGACTTCATAGGCTTTCTTGCCGAAGGGTTCCTTCGTCCAGACGATCGCCTGCCCATACTTGGCGGCGCGCTTCGCGAGCTTCGCTAACTTGACGTCCGCAGCGCCTTCGAACTCGGCGTGGATTTCGACGATTTCCATGATACCGGCTCCTTTCGGATATCCGATATCATACGGTTGGCAGCGCGGTCAAGCCTTTATTTTCATCCCGTCGGATAAATCGCGATCGTGCCGAAATAGACCGTTGCGTCAACCGACGTGAAAGTCAGGTCATGGACAAGGCCGTCGGTCGTATGCCCCCAAAGCGCCTTGTGATTTCCGCCGCCCGAGCCGTTGCCGTCCAGAACTTCGCCCGCGCCCGGCACGAACGTAATGTCGTTGCCGCTATCGTTGTGGATCGCGAAAAGGCAAACGCTCCCGCCGGGGCCAGCCGGGCAAATGGCGCGCGCGCCGACGCCGCCGGCAATCCCGACGTTGAACGGGATCGCGCCGCCATAGTTGGCGATTTCATACATGGCCCATTGGCCGTTGTCGCCGGACGCGCAGACGGTCGCCATGGTCGTCCCGTCGGCTGGCTTGATAAACGCGCCCATGATTTCGCCGCCGACGCTCACGTAATTGAACAAAGCATTCGTGCCCGCCGGCGCGGCCGTCGGCCCATTGCCCCCGGTCCAGACGACAAGGATCATGTTGCCGATCGTCGTCGCCGCGTCGAACGTCATGGTCCCGGCCGTGCGAAGCGATTTGGCCTGAACGACGGTTGCGATCTTGCCGGCCGCCCCGCCGCCGCCCGGTGCGGTAAGGTCTAGAACCTTCACGACGCCAGCGTCCCGCAAGCGACGTTGCACGCGCCCCCGGTCGACATGATCCAGATATGCGCGGCGGTCCCCTTCACGGCGTCGCCGGGGGATAGCACGTTGCCTTCGCCCGCCGTGACGGGCTCGGCGTCGGCATAGACGACGAAAATGGAACCCGGCCCCTTGTTCTGAACGAAGCTCGGGACGCCGCCCATGGGCGCGCGGTCGACGACGATATCATGCCACGCGCTAGAAGCGGGCCAGTCTGCGAGCGTGATCGTATCGGCCATTATTGCCCCCCGAAACGCGAAGCTGCCTGATCGTTCGTAACGACGTGCTGCGCGGAAGTGTAGGCTTTACCAATCGCGCCGGGGTTGGTCAATTGCAGCGACAAATGACCGTCCTTGACGAACAGTCGCGGCTTGCCGCCGTCGGGGGTCACGGTGCCGGCCGTGCGACCGTCGGACAAGCCGGGGTGCAAGCGATAGCCGAGCGCTTCGACCAAGGCCCGCCGCTTGATCCGGGGAACCGGGGCCTTGATCCGATCCAAGAGCCGATCCAGCATGATCGACGAAAGCCAGCCGCCCGCGAAGCCGGGTTCGCCCGCTTCGATCGCTTCCATTATCTCTTGTTCTGCGCGGCCAAGCGACAGGCTGCGCGCCGTGGCGCTGGACGACGTTTCGGGAGCGCGGACGCACTGTTGCGCCGGGTCAAGCTCGGCGGTCAAGGCGTAAGCGTGAAGCCATTCGTTGACGATTGACGCGCCATACCAAAGCCCGAGCCCTTCATACGCCCCGCGCCCGTAAAACCAGTCGTAAAGATCGGGGAAATAGTTGCCGGTCATGCCGTCGCGCATAAGGTCCAAGATCGACTGTTGCGCGGTGTAGAGAATGCAATAACGCCGGCTGTCAATGGTCACGGGGATAGCGTCGGCGTGGTTCGTGAACATGATAATATTTAGGCGGTTGTCGCCGGTTTCTTGGTTCAGGCCCTTGCCTTCAAGGGGAATGCGGTCGTCGGTAACGGTCGTCTTGAACGTCTCTAGAAAGTCGCGCCGATTGTTGACGTAAATTTCTTCGATCCCCAAGAATAGCTTGCCTTCAACCCATGCGTTGAATTGGTTTCCCGTCTTCGCCATGGCGTCGGGGTTGACAAGGTGCGAGTAGCGTTGCCCGATGCAGAATTGCATTAGGCGGTTGATCAGGCTCTTGCCGTTGCCTTCCATGCCTTGAATGACCGGGCACCATTGGAATTTGCGCCCCGGATTGCGAACCATGCTGGCGAGGTAGTGATAGAGGATTTCCCGATCGCGCGCGAGCGGCAACAGCTTTTCCATATGCCGCAGCCATGGGCCGGCGTCGCCCGCGCGGCGAAGCGTCTGGATCGGGAGATAGGTATTCAACAGCGCGAGCCCTTCCTCTAGGACGATCGCGCCCGACGGATATTCGGGCCGGAAGCATGGCTTATGCGCGCGGGGAGCTTCAAGCACGCGGGAGCGCGTGAAGGCGTCGAACGGGCTGTCTGTTACCTTGTCGTTCTGCGCGTCCAGCGGGAAAAGGTGGCCGCCGTAAACGACGTCCATTCGCGCCTTGTCCAGCATAACCCCGGTGGCCGGAACCCAAACCTTGTTATCCCGCACGACATAGACGCAACCGGCGAAATAGCTGGCCTGCCCGTCGGCTGGAATGAAGTCGCGCCCGGCGGCCCGCATCACCATGCTGTTCGAAGCCGTGACCAAGCCGCCAACGATCGCCGCGCCGTCCGGCGTCGGGTGTGCGATAACCGTCGTCACGGGCTGGACCGTCGCCGGCTGGCCCGCAAGAGCGCCGGGGGCGGGCACGGGATCGCGTTTCTTGCAAATGTTCGTCACGACGGACGCGGCGCGCATGATCGTGGTTTCCAGCCAATCGGGCCGGTCTTCCCATTTCTGGCGAGCAAGCCCCGACTGGAACATAAGGTCGCGGGTGCGTTCGTGGTTCTTGCCGGTCCAGTAGGCGAGGTGCGATGCGAGCGCGCCGTCGGCTTGGCTGGCGTCATAGCCGCCTTTGTCGCTAGGCCACTTGCGCGCGAGCTTGTCGGGGTTGGCGTCCCAAAGGTCCGCAAAGGTCACGTTGCCTTCGCCGAACACGTTGGCGGCGTTCTTTTGACCGGACGCCAGCGCGGCGCGCAGCAAGTCGGCGTCGTCTTCGGGGCCGCCGTAGCCTTCGCACGGCTCGGCGGACCAGCCGGCAATTTCGCCGTGCGGATTGGGCGGAAAGTAGCGTTCGGCGAACGCGGTCAAGGCGGCCGTATGGTCAAGGCTGGCGTCGCCTTGCAGCGCCGTCCCCGTGAGCGCGACAAAGCGTTCGTGCGTGTAAAGCTCAATATGCAGGCCGATATTCTTGCAGCTATGCGGCGGCGCTTTGCCCCGGCCGATAACATGCAAGCCGGTCATGGACTGGCTGACTTCCACGGCCGCGCCGGGGAACATCGCAAGGATTTCGTGCGCGAGCGGCGACCATGCCTTGCCGGCTGGCGTGTCGATCAGCGCGCCGTCGACGTCGACGAAGAAATAGCCGTCCGCTTCGTTGAACACGAACCCGACGGCGCGACCGGTGGCGACCGCTTCGGCGAACGAATATTGATGCTCGGGAAGGTTGCTATTACACCATAGCCCCGTGCGGACGTCCACGGGCCGCTTGATCGTCTTGCCGGGGCGATCGGGATCGGGATACGTCTCATAATTTACGAACCGCTTAAGCGCGGCAAGGGGTGCAAGTGCCGTCCCCAAATCCATGTAACATGCCCCCGCCCATTAGCGTTTAGATAAGCTCGCGAGCGGCTTCCATACGAAGGTGTTCCGGGGCTTCCTTGGCCCTAGGATGGCCGCACGCGAGCCCTTGCGCAAGGACAGGCAAATTCCGGTTTTCGATCGCGTCCATGATCAGCGCGTCGCGCAGCCCGGCCATGGTTCCAAATTCGTGATTGATCGTGCCGTTTGCCACGCCCGCACGCTTCGCAATAGCGCGCCGCAGCATCGCATGGAAGCCGGTTTCGACGGCTTCCTGCGCGGCGGCGAGCAACAGACGACGGCGACGTTCGCGACGCTGGAACGCGGTTCGTTCCTCTTGGGTCATGCGGTTAGGTGGCATTCGAAGGGCTCCCGGTTGGACCGTGACGACTACGCGGGCTTGACCGCGCCGTCAAGCGTCCAGCCTTCCGGCGTCGGGGGAGAAAGCGGCAATTCGGGGTCGGGTTCGGTGACGTCATAGAGCGCCAGAACGCGGTTGCCGACAACGGCGTCCAGCCCCCCGCGCGCCTCAATTGCCGAGTATTGCGGGCCGGTCTGCGCGCTTCGAACGTCGGACATGGCGCGCGCCACGATCGCCGAGACGTCGAAGCCGAGCGATACCAGCCGGAACACGGTGTCGGCTTCGTCGACCGTGGCGAACACGACAAGGGGGACGGGATCGGACGCCGAGAAAATGGCGGTCCCGTGAAGCTGCAAGGGGAAATCCCCTTCGATCAGGCCCCGGCGCATTAGCGGCGACCCCCGGCGAGCTTGCCGAGCGCGAAGCCCGCAACCCCGGTCACGGCTACGCCGTAACAGACGAGAATTTCGACAATCTGTTGCATTATTCCATTCCTTTCAAAAATTTGCGGCCGGCGTCCGTCAAGCGAACGCAAACCCCGGTGATCCTCGCGAAGCTGCGGCGCTGCGCGTGGACGGTGAGCCCCCGGCGGATAAGCGCGGCCCCGGTCGACATGGGTTCGACAATCACGCCGTATTCTGGCGTTTCGTGATCGCGGACCCGGAAAAGCGCCGAGCGCTGGCGCATGGGGACAGACTTACCGGACGGCATGTTCTTCCCAAGCCAAAGCCACTTGCTGCGGCGTGAGCCCGGCAAGCGTAAGAGGCGACACGGCAACGGACAGGACGACAACGCCGCGCTGTTCGCCGAACTTGAAGCGCTGCGCGATCACGGCCCGGCGGCCGGTGACGACAACGGCGGCCAAGGTGTTCCCCTTGGGCCAAACGAGAAAGAGCGCGCGGGGCGGCCGGGCTCGGCGTAGCGCGCCGAACAGATACCAAAGCCCGATCGGTGTTCCGATCAGCGCGCCAGCTTCAACGACGTAATTCATAGCGTTCCGGCCCCCGTGGCAAACCGGGCATCGCCCCCGGCAGCGTTGACAAGATCGGCCCATTTGCGTTGCGCTTTTTCATGCGCGAACTTGGCCCGGTTGGTCGGCGGCGCTGGCGTCCAGCCTTCCGGCTTGCATTCCCGGCTTACGAACTGCGCGATCGTGCGGCCCACCATTTCAGGCGTGATCAGGACGGCGCGCCAGCCGATCAGGTCGCCCGATTTGATCACGCGATTAAGCTCGGCGGTGTCGTTCGCCAGCCCGTATCGCACGGGGCGGCCGGTCAAGTCGCGCAGCACGCCGACGTTGTTTCGCCATAGGCGCAAGCCGGGCTCGCGCCCCGCCTCTAGCCGGATCACGGATTGCACAAAGGCTTCGCTCGCGCTCACGGCCGCGCCTTCCCGGCGGCGACTTGTGCGCGGCGCTGCGCGCGGTTGCCGGTGGCCTTGGGAAGCTCGGCGTCCGTCCGTTGCTTGTAAAGCGTCGTTCCGTCGCCGACGCGATCGGCGAGCGCGCCGGACGGCCACGACGCGCCGAGCCGCATTCCCTTGCGCATAAGGTCCATTTTATCCCGCAAATCCATTATTCTTTCCCTTCCCACCAGCACGCCGCGCACGTCCGAAAACGCGGGTGCGGGACCATAGGCTTCGCGCATTCTGGACACGACACGACGGCCGGCGCAACCGTCACGAACTTGAAGGCGGCCACGAACATGCGCCCGAAGTCGCGCAGCGCTTGCCGGATCGGCCCCGGCCGTTTGACCCGCTCGCCGCTTCCCGGCGGCCAATCAAGCGTGCCGTCGGCGATCAATCCGGGGATCGTCGGGCCGTGCCGATCGTCCAGCGACCAATCGCGAACAACGGCGGGACCGGGCGCAAGGCGCGGCCGAATTGCTGGACGTAAAGGCCGGGGCTTTTCGCGACAAGCTCGGCGATTTCGTCGTCGGTCAATAGCGGCAATTCCACGGTAATCCGGGGAGACATGCGAACCGCCCGTTCTTCCGGGGTTGCCGGGGTGACGGTAATTCGGATCGGCTCGGGGTAAATCGAAACGTCGACGTAATGCGGCGAGCCCGGCATGGGGCAAACGCCCCCGCATTGCGTCCAGTCGTCGCCCGAGAACGCCCCGCATTTCGGGCATTGGGTTGCGGGTTCAGTCATTGGGGAACCATCCTTTCACTTCGGCGATAGCTTCGTCCAGCACCGGGAATTTATCGAAGTCGCCGCCCACTTCAACCGCGCGCAGGACGGCGTATTCGCGGGGTTCCCCGCGTAGCGCCGGGCGCTCATCGGCGACGAACGACACGGCGAGCCGCAGGGGGCGGCCGGCGAACAGCAATTCGGGCGACACGCGCCATTGACGGGCACGCTCGCGCGCGGCTTCCCAACGCGCCGCCCCGTCCAGCGGATAGCCGTTCGGCGAGCATAGCACGGGCGGCTTAAGCGTGGTCGCGGTGCGCCAGCCGACGGCTTGCGACGGGTCGGGATACGCGGCGAAAAACCGATCGCGCCCCGGCTGCGCGCCTCCGATCGACGGCATGGGATTGATAAGCGCTGTCAAGGTCCGAACCGGACCGCCGTGGCGGCTGATCGGGGCGAAGTCGGCGGGGCGGTCGTAAAGGATCGGCGCGTCCATGTCACAAGCTCCCTTAGCGAAGGTATGCGGGGCCATAGACCCCCAAGTCGGCGGCCCCATTGGCGATATTGCCGCGCGCGTGCTTGGCGGGGGCTTTCCAGCCCGCGCATTTCAGGATCGCGCCGTCGTCCAGCCGGACGAAGCAATAGGCGCTGGCCTACCCGGCGGTTTCGACGATCACGCGGGCGAACTTCACGCCGCGTTCAAAGCGGGTCGCGGTGCAGTAGGGGCCGTGGCCGTGGGCGGCCCACTTGGCTTCAAGCTCGGCGAAGTGCGGCGCGCGCATGGCGTCGATATCCGCGCAGAACTTGGTAAGGGCGGCGTCTTCGATCATGGGGGCGGTCCTTTCCTTTGCGTTACGGATATCCATTACGGACGGTTGGCCGCGCGGTCAAGCATTAATTTGGCCCCCGCGCGATTATTTTTTCGGCGAGCGCTCGCGCGTCCCGCGTCCCGAGCCCTTGGGCCGTGATCACGTCCACGCCGAACACAAGGAAGAACTTGCGTTGCATGGCGCTATCGTTCAGCCCGGCGGCGAGACAATGGCCGCCAAACTGGCCCATGGCCGCGCGAAGCTCGGCGATAGCGTCTTGGTTCTCCCGGCGGCGGTTGACGTTGCCGGCGACGGCGACATGCGGGAGCCCCGTCTTGATAAGCTCTTGCCGATAGAAGTCTTCGTGCCGGTCGACGTTATCCATGGGCTCGCGCAGCCGGGCCAGCGTCTCGGCGTCAAGCTCGGAAACGTCGCCGTCGACCGCCTTCGGGGACGATCGGGTCGCCGGCTCGGGATAGTGGCCGCAGTAGGGGCATTCCTTGTAAAACCGTTCGTATGGTTCGAAGCACGCCACGCAAACCCGGTAAGGGATCGCGTCGCCAGCCGCAGACTTTGCGTTCGCCGCCCGGTCCAGCGTCCAAAGGCGCGGCTTGTCCGGCGGCCCTTGATGCCGCAGCACGTTCGCAACGTGGTCGATTATGATCGCCTTGCCCTTGCCCGGCATGGTCCGCAGCGTCCGCCCGAATTGCTGCATATAGAGCGCGAGCGATTGCGTCGGCCGGGCCATGCTGGCGCATTCGATCGCCGGCAAGTCGAAGCCTTCGGAAATGATATCGACCGCGACGATTTGCAGAATTTCGCGCCGTTCGAAGCGCTTCAAGATCGACCGCCGCAGATAGTCGTCTGTCTTGCCCGTGAGCGTCTCGGCGGGAATGCCGGCCGCCCGGTAAGCCATGGTCATTTGGCCGGCGGTTTCAACGTCTGTGCTGAACGTGATCCCGAGCTTGCCGAGCGCATAAGTCTGATAGCCGCGCACAACGTCGCCGATGATATGCGAGCGCTTCGCCGCTTCCCGTAGCGCCTTGGTCGACCAATCCCCCGACGCGGCGACGTCTTCCAGCATCTCCAAATCGCACGGGGGACAGAAAATCCGATAGTCGGACAGATAGCCTTGGTCGATAAGCCAACGCATAGGCGGCCCCTGAACCATGACGTCCGCCACGCCGTTTGCGTGACGCCCGAGCCCCTTGCCGTCGGCCCGCTTTGGCGTGGCCGTCGGGAGCAAGCCCCGGCATAGCGCGTGCGTGAACCGGGAAATCGCCGTATGCCATTTGTTGTCGACGACAAGGTGATGCCCTTCGTCGACAACCCAAAGCGTGACTTGTTCGGCGAGCCCGGCGGGAAGCTCGGCTTTGACAAGCGTGTCCACGGACGCCACGAAACAACGCGCGCCGGGGTCGTAATAGCTGCGGCCCAATTCTTCGATATGGGCGCGGACGATCGCGCGCCGGGTGCTTTCGGCCGCAATGATATTGTGCCGGACGCCATACTTCGCCAGCGTCAAGGACAGTTGCCCGACAAGCTCTTGCCGGTGCGCGATGATCGCCGACGCGCCCCCGTGGTTCCGAATGATATCGGACAGCGTGACCGTCTTGCCGCCGCCCGTGTCCAGCCGCATAAGGACGTTTCGCGCGCCTTGGTTCCATGACTGATAAACTTCGTCGCGCAGCGTGGCTTGGAACGGTCGCAGAATAGGAGTGGTCACGCTTGCGCCGCCTCTTTCAGCATGGCCGAAACTTCGGCGTATTCGGGCGGAAGGCTTCGACAGCCCCAAGGCAAGTCCAGCAACGCGCAAAACTGGATCGCGTATTTCAATTCGAACAGCATGATCCGCGCGCAAAGGACGGCCGGGTCGTGCCGGTATTTTTCGAACAGACTTGTAACCTTGGTCCCGGTTTTTATGAACGTCACGTCGAAGCCTAGGTGCGTGTCGTGGATCGCCATAAGGCTATCCGCCGTCGGCTTGAAGCCGTCGACTTCGATCGCCCCGGCTTCCGTGGCGATCCAGAATTTTGCCTTTTGCATAGTGTCCCGCGCCGCCCAAATTTAAGGATTGACCGCGCCGTCAATCCAGCATAATCCGCCGACAGTCAACCCAACGGGAGCCCCGAAAAATGTTGCATATCGAAATTTCTGGCGACACGTCGCCGCGCGAATTGAAGGCCGTCAAGGCGCTGATCGCGTGCTTGCTCGGCGAGACGTCGACCGCCGCCGTGGCCGCTTCCGCCCCGGCCCCCGCGACGATCCCCGAGACGCCGGCCGCGCCCGAGACGCCGGCCGTTCCCGAAGTGTCGACCATTCCCGCCCCGCCCCTTTCCGCCGTTCCGCCGCCCCCGGTGGCCGGAACCGACGCCGTGCCGGGGGAAGTCCCCCCGCCGCCCCCGGCCGGCGTCGACGTCGACAAGGACGGGTTGCCTTGGGATGGCCGCATTCACGCTTCGACCAAGACGAAGACGAAGGGCGACCAATGGACGAAAAAGCGGCAAGTCGACCCGGCTCTTGTGGCGCAAGTCGAAGCCGAGCTTCGCGCGGTCATGGCGGCCCCGGCCGTCTCGGCGGGGTCCGTCCCGCCGCCGCCGACTGGCGAGCCCGGCCCGGTTCAGACGGACCCCGCCGCCGCGTTTGGGGGCGCGCCGTCAACCCCCGCCGACGCGCCCCCGGCCGTCACGGAAACCGCTTCCCCGACTCCCATGGCGGAATTTGCAAGGATTATGCGGGTCGTGACCGGAAAGCAAGCGGCCGGCACGCTGGCAACCGAAACGGTCGCCGGGATCGCGCAAGCGCTCGGGATTACCGGGGTCAAGGACTTGG